TATGTAGGGTTTTCCAACAAAATTCAACAGATCAGCGTTTTAAAACAGCGTTATGTAGGGTTTTCCAACAAAATTCAACAGATCAGCGTTTTAAAACAGCGTTATGTAGGGTTTTCCTACAAAATTAAGACTTACAGTGCTTTAAAACAGCATAATGTGAGTTTATTCTACAAAATTCAATAGGTTGGGAGTTGAAAACTATATTCTATAGATTAGTAGTAATCGGAATGTATAACAATTAAAACATAAACAACATGAACGTATATGATTTTGCACCTGACTTAGATTTGAGTAAGGAGGGAGAAGGTTCTATTTTTGGGGTGAAAGGAATAGAAGGTAGTGATGGTATAGTATATGCTAAGGTAGTTAGCTGTGCAGAAGTTAAGGATTACAGTTGTGATAGGTGTATTTTTTATGATTGTTATAAGGATAAATGTTTGTTATCGCGTAGTGATAGTTGTATAGATAGAGACTGGTGTTGTAGGTACGAACAGGCTGCCATAGAGGGGGAGTAGGCGGCGCCTTGGGCTAAGGCCTGCGGTCGTAGGTAGAGCGTAGGTCGGAGCAGAGCCAGGACAGTTTATTGTGGAATGTAAAAATAAAAAGGAGGAAATAACATGAAAAAGGCATTTAAGATATTTTCTATCATGCTCGTTATTGAAATGGTATTGATATCTATTTTAGACGCTATGGCGTGAGAAGAATTTTCTTCATTAATTTTCTTATGCTTTAGACAGAATGCTCCCGTCTGCGAAGATCGGAGCATTTGCTTTATGGGATTCATGGTGCAACAGGTCGGTTCGATTCCGACGATCTCACACAATATTAAAAATAAAGGAGGAAAGAAAAATGAAAGACGGAATTGTATTACACCCAGAGTATGGAGTTAATCCATCCATAGAAATATGTATAGTATGCGGTGAAGAGATGGGGATTGCTTTATTAGGAAATGGGATTAAAGGGCAGGCGCCGCATCATATATGCACGGGCGAAGTATGTGACAATTGCAAAAAGATAATAGATGATGGAGGTTGTTTTATTATCGAAGTCGAGGATGGATCAGATCAAAAGAATCCGTATCGTACAGGGAGATATTGTGCGATAAAGAAAGAGGCAGCGAAGAAGCTATTTGGACAGGAGCATAATATTGTGTACATGGAAAAGTCTGCATACAGTCTAATAATACTATAAAAAACGAAGAGAGACATGTTTACAAAAGAAGAGCGATTATTCATATGGAAAAAGGTATATGAGATGATTGATAGGCAAGAGGATGGGGAATACATATGTGTTGCGTTAAGAAATGTAGTGTTTATGTATTTCAAAAAACATAAAAATATCTATGGGTTTCGTTCAGACGAAATGGTGAGAATATATTTCCCGGAATTGGAGGAGAAGATAAGTATGGCCACAGAACCAGAGGAAACAAGAACGTTTTATGGGTGGTTTGGTTGTCTTAGTCCAGAAACGAAGGAGGTGCGGCTGAATATTGTGAAAGATATTATAAAAGAGTTAGAATAGTATTTTTTGTTAATCTATTTTATTCATCAAATTAAGTTTGGGTTTTGGCATGTCGGTTCGTGAGGATAGACATGCCTATTTCTGTATCATAGAGGGGATGACGCGGCGTGCCGGTATGTATGTGCCGGTCCTGGTTCGATTCTGGGTATCTCACAAACAATAAAATAAAAGAGTTATGAGAATATATAAGAATGATATTATAAAGGCGTCAGCGATAAGCACAGACGACGACAGAGGTTTGTTGTTGTGTTCAATAACAGATTCAGGCTTTACGTCTATAGCGAGCGTGATATCGGCTGTTAAAGACAAGTTACCAAACAAAGATCATAAGAAGATGGTGTTTGAAATCTTGAATGATACGAAAAAAGAGTACGGACGATATAACAATTGTGGGACAAAAGTATTGTAATAAAGAGCAGAAAACAATATGTTTATGTAATGTTAGTTTTTTCATTTTTATTGAAAGGAGCGCCGGCCTGTGAAGGTATGCGCTCTTTGTATTTGTATAATGCTTGACATACTCCCATCGCTAAAGCAAACGGGATTCTTGGATACAAACGTACGGAACCCCCGGTTTTACAATCGTTGGAATCACCCGTACTTTCCAACTCGGAAATGCCCTTCCGAGGTCGCAAGACAGGGCAAATATAATGTTTAATTATCATCTGACACATAAATGGGATCAGTATTACCATTAAATAACATAAAACAATAATAAGATGACAGATAATAACATAGATGTGAATATCGTACCTGTAAGGAATGGTGCGAAACGAGTTGTGGTATCATATTACCATTATTCACGCAAGGATAAAAATCATATGAGTTCTCAAACGGATTACGTGTGGGAAACAAAGAATGAAGAAATGTTTAAATACTTTGAGGCCAGGAGGACAAAAGTATTTTATAGTCAGATTCGTGCCATGTGTAGATTCTATGGCAAGAAAAATGTACGTAAATACAAAAAGTTATGATATTAAAAACGACAACCAACGAATTTTGTTTCATTAACGTAAGTTTTTATGAAACAGTAGCAGACCCGCGTCATTTCTTTTCACAGAAATATGATGAGATGCCGGAATATGAAGAGGAATCGGATTTTGATTTTGATTCTTATTGTAATGCGTTCATGCCTTATGTGCAAGAATGGGCGGACGAGGTTAAAAAACGTCTTTTAGTATATGGTGTAAAAGATATAAAGGTAACATCAGTCGGACACCCAAGAGAGTATAACTATGGTACTGATTGGATGGAGGTAGAGGTGGAGTTCTGTGATGGGTGGCGACAGGCGATGTTATCCAACATTGGTAAGATCATTGATGATGATAGGTGTAAAAAATATGCTGAGGTAAATTATAAATCAGTTCAGGGTTACATATTTTTCGGGCCTGAAAATCTAAAGGAATTTGAGAAAGAGATAATAGAAAAGAATCCAAATTCAGGATATGATCCGGCAGTGCTATTAAATATGTATCTATCTTTGGCTTTTGTAAAAGAATTTGGGTTCGTAGCTGAAGATGCGTGGCATGGTGTAGTATTGAACGCCTTCCATTATCTACAATATCATGATTTCGCAACAACAGAAACGCTTATACCAGAAGGTTCGGAGTATTTATTCAATGACGTGCATACAGCAGAAGCCGACGAATTATATCACCATGTTCTGGATAAATACGGATGGGCGTGGCGTGATCCGAAATATAAGTCAGAAACAGAATTATGCGCAATGTTAAAATGGGCAAAAGAAAAAGGCTTGACCATTGAAGAGTTAAGTATTTAATTGTTAAACATAAGGCAGTATTGGTGCGTGAGCATAGGTGCTGCCGTTAAAATATTTTATAAGATGAAAAAAGAAGAGATTCAAACTATTTTATACACAATCAAAGAAGGAGACAGTATTAAAATCAAAGTACAAGACAAAAGTGAAGAGATAAGATTGCGGGATCATGTAAGAAGAACGCAGAAATACGGATACAGATTTTGTTTGTCTCATTTGCATGATGGAATTTTCTACTTGGAGAAGTTGGAAGAAGGGGATAAGGATAAATACTATAGAGTAATAAACAGAGGAAATGGAAAGACCGGAGTATAATAAACTACGCAAAATGGCTAAGACTACTCCAGGTCTGATAGTGGACGAGGTGCAAAACATGATGCGTGTATCGCTATACGATAATGGGAAACTTAAGAAGGTGGTAGTAGTAATGAAATGCGATTCTTTTTTACAGTCAAAAAGTAACATAGAAAAGATAATGTTATTATCATCTTCTATAGAAGATAGAAAAAACAAAGAAAAAAATAAAACAAAATCAGAAAATGAACAGAATAACAAAAATAAGAGAAGAAATAGGAGGAAAACAGGTTGATTTAACCTTTTACGGGCGCTTTTGCAGCCTTATCGAAGGTGATAGGAAGATAATACTAAGGGCAATAAAAAACGGTCGTAAAAAAGGCGTAATCGGGGCCATTCAGCCTGGGAGACATGACAGAATTTGGACCACGTGGTCTATTGCTTTTGATGATCTGAAGGTGGGGGATACAGTAGAGTTCACTACATCTGGAAAATATAATCCCGGATTTCATGCTACGGAAACGTATGTAGGATGTGTAGAATGGATAAAAGGGTCGGAATGTGCGATAAAAACCGGCAATGGAATGGCGGCAGTATTAATTAAACACGTAGAAAGGGTGATAAAATGATGGATTTAAGAATGTTTATAAACCTATTTCAGGAGATTGAGGTAGAGAACTTGTTTAAGGCGTTAGATTTATGTATGGAATATGCAAGATTAGATTTGCATGTGTTTAATGTAGGAGCTTATGTAACGTGTTCGTACAGCAATGATCTTGAATCGCTTTCACAGGCAGAAGGTTGCAATGTGAATATGATAATAGAGGTACCCTACTTATTCGAAGCATTCATGGAATACGCTTCACCGGAAATGAAGTTGTATTATGAAAAACTAACAGAAATAGTATAATATGAAAGAAGAAGTAGAACGGATAAAGAAGTTGGTAGGCATAGATCATAACAAATGGGAGCAACCTTGTACATGTGATAAATGTAAGAATATGTGTAAGGTTCCTTGTATTGGTACGCCAAAAGACATAGAGGCTATCATAGATGCCGGATACGCTGACAGGTTAAAAGAAACGATGTGGATGGTAGGGTATCTTGCAGTGAAAGAAAAACCAATAGCGATGATCCAGCCAACAGAGAAAGACGGGTGGTGCGCATTCCGCCAGCCGGACGGTCTCTGCGAGCTGCATGACCGTGGACTAAAGCCGACTGAAGGAGTTCTGGCTTCTTGTAAGGTGATTGAAGAAGACGATATTCCGACATACGAAACATCCGTACTTAGAGCAGTAGCTCATGAGTGGGTTAAGGTGGAGAACTTCGCAACTATAATGAGGGTCGTTTTTAAATACTTGCATTACAATGAACGTAGAGAACAAGATAAATAAGATAGCTAAGATCTTAAAAGAAAAAGGATTTATTGTGTATAAGAAAGGCGGAAAGGAACCAGGTGTGTTTTACGCCAAAGAAGGTGACAGCCGGATAGGATTCGTTTATCCCAACAACGGATATATATACGACAGGATAAAGATGTGGTCTTTTTCAAGGATATATAAACCACATAAGAAAACCGGATCTTCGTGTTTAATGTGTGTCAGCGACGAATTTACTATAGAAAATGCGATTAAGAACATAGGGGATAGACTGTGGGTTAATTACATAAAAGATGGTAACAGAAAACGACCAGAAGAATATAAAAATATAAGAGAATTTGTTGGTAGCTTCACTAAATTCTACAACTCTGTAGAATTAGTTGAGGTTAAGTAGTTTTCCATGTAAGTTAGTTACCGGCACTGGTCTGCGAAGATAGGTGCCGTTTTTTTATTCAAGAAAGGAGGACAAAGATGGAGAAAATAAGAATAGAAGTAGACAAAGTGATATTATACTATATGGATCGGGTAGACCCTGACGGGAACCTATACCGGTTCTATGTGTATAAAGGAATGGCATCTGAAATAGAATACTTTTGCACGGAAGAGGCAGGTAATATGACCATACCAATCGGAGAAGGAGAGTATGTCAAGATCGTACCAAAAGAAATAGAGAAAATACCGGTAAGGGGATATAGGAAGCTTGCTGGAATATGGAATCGTGAAACATGTAACGGGAAGGGATGGTATAGGCTTTTTAATTATTTCAAATACAAGCCAGACATATGTTATATTAAAAACATAGGGCGTGATAAAAATGGAAACACAAGATATGAAATATCATTATTTAATGCCACTATGAATGTGACAAGGTATTTTAATCTGTGGAGAATGAAGCCAGGGAAGCATGTTATGATAACAAACGAGTACGGAGTCTTGGATATTATAAAAGAAAAATTCGATAACATAAATATAGTGGAATATAGTGGAATATGGTTCTAAATAAATTGTGGTAATTATATACCACTTTACACTTTTCCTTAGTATTATTCCCATATAATTGAGATTGTGTCAAAATGCTGGCACAATCTCTTTTCGTTTACTAAAAAATCAATATAACAAGTTATGAAAAAGAATAGACATAAAAAAGAATCGCTTTTAAACAAGCGGGTATTAGTTAAGTGGATAGATTCCAACCTATCAGAAAGAACATGGGTAGATCTGGAGGATTACGAAACAGATATATCAGAAATAGAGAGCTATGGTATTGTTGTACATGAAAATGAGAGATCTATATCTGTAGCTGGTCATTATGCTGTTGGTAATTCCAATACATTAGAACAAGCTTCTGGTATAATGACCATACCAAAAGCTTGTATTAAAGAACTTATTTTCCTTTCTTTTGGCAACCACTCTTACTTTTTCCACGACGGGAAGCGGCTTGTAAAGTGTAACCTGCAAGAGTTTTAACATCTTAAATTGTATAAAGAAATAGAAGAAGCAGAGGCCAGTCTGAATGCAAAAAGATTAAAGTACATCAAAGAAGCATTAGCAGAAAACAATGGAATTATAAAGCTAAAATTTAAAGAGTTTAAAGAATTTAAAGAAACTAATGATGTATTTGACTTTGATGATCAGTTTCCGGTGGTAATAGAAATTGATGAAAATCCTATGTATTTAACGGAAGTGTATGCCAAAAAAAACGATTTTCGTGTAGTCATGCTGGATTATACTGATATGACTTTTTATGATTATAGCAATCCAGGGGAAAATGAACAGGTTGCTTATTTTATTAACTATTGCTTAAATCAAGACAAAGATGGGAAAGAGTAGAAAAGATTATGAGAAGTATCTTAACTCAATATCTCCAGATAGAGACGATGAGGCATGGATCATTGGAGGAAAGGACAGGTATTGCGGTAGAGAGAATTATGGCACTATGATCAAAAGGTATGATCCTATTGGTTTTAATGTAGGATACAGGGAGTGGGTAGAACAGCCAGAGTAAGGCGGCGCCTGCCCTGCCATGAGGTCGGTCCGCCTGTTTGTGGCCAGGGTCGTATATTAGTCAGATAGTGAACGACGAAAACAATACAAATCAGCATAACTCACATCTAAAGAGATAAATCATGAAGCTATTATATTTAGTAGAGTCAGGAGAATCGAAGTTCCTTGTCTTCGACGAAATGCCTGATAAAATTAGCACAAAGTACGGAGATGATACCATTATTGGAAGGATAGGAGGTATAGCAGGGAACAGGCGTTTAACATCATTCGAGAGTGGGCTAAAGAGTTTACAGAAAAATATGGAAATTGTGATGGCTCATACTATGATGCAATAGATGAATTTATTGATAAAAAGTTAGGAACTATTTAAAACATAAAGACATGGAAGACAGAATTATTACAACAAAAGAAGTAGGCAATTATCGCATTAAGATCTATTATGACGATTATAGCGGTGAAAGTCCTATAATTAATTGGGATATGTGCGGATTGTATTTTTTTGAATATTCCGATACCAGTAGATTACATGATGAATGCAATTGGAAAACTTTCTTCTACAATAATAATCATAGATTAAGAGATGTGCTTGAAGCTATTGTGGTGGAGCATGTAAAGCAGGAAGATATTATAAAATACCTAAAAGAAGGAAAAGCAAATAATGTTTCATTTATATACAATGGAAGTACTCATTTGTGGGAATTGAGGCATGAGAGCTTTTCATACGTGCAAGAAGAATTTCTTCCAGAAGATTTGGAGGATTTGGATTATAAGACGGAATTAATAGAATGCTTAGATGACGAAGATCTATTAAAAATCATAAACGAATACGAAAAAGACGTATTAGTAAAAGAGTGGTCAACAAGGGGTCATAGTCAAGGAGATTATGTGGAGGGGATAGCGTATGTCACAAAAGATAGATATGAAAAAATATATAATGAAAAAGAGAACTGGAAAGAAGATTGTGCCAAGATTATAGATAATGAGGTAAAGTCCATAGGTATGTGGATGTGGGGAGATGTAAAAGGGTACGTTCTTGAAAAGAAGGTAGCATTTACCAAGAAATACAAAGACGAATCAAGAGAGGATGAAGATTGCGAAGAATGGGAAGAGGTTGATTCTTGCTGGGGATGTTACGAGGAGACAGATGAATTGATAAAGGAAGTCATGATAGAGAATGGCTTAGAAGAATAGGTTGTGTATGCTGATGCCATGAGTGATTTTATCCAGAAATTATATAACTACATTTAATAACATATCTTATGAAAACACAAGAAGAATATGCACTTGAAATTGACGAAATAGTTCGCCGGGATGTGGAGAGTCGCCAGAGCGACTGGTTTAAAATCGACAAGGAGATATTTATGCAGCCAGAGAATAAGAACAAGGCATTTATTTTGGGAACCCGGAAGACCGGATGTGATTTAATAATACTGGGTGGCACTAATTGTGATGAAGGTGGTATGGATTGGCTTTTTGGAAGTCTTGGCAATGAAAATTTCTATGTATGTAAGCCGCTATCTTTCTATAAATCACAACAAGAAATCCAGAAAGTAAATCCGCTTTATGCTTTCAAGGTGGCCACTGCTTATTTTAGAGAACAAGGGAAGGTTCCGGTATTTGAAGATAGTAACTGTAGATTATTGACATACTCCCATCGCTAAAGCAAATGGGATTCTTGGATACAAGCGCAAGAAACCCCGATGTTGCTATCGCTGGAATTACTCTTGCTCTCCAATTCGGAAATGCCCTTCCGAAGTATATTACGGGCTGCAAGAGCATCACGGTCGTTAATTGCGCCGCACGCTGGGCACACCCACGTGCGGTCGCGTAACGACAGACCTTTATTAATGCAGCCACATTCGCAAGTTTTGGAAGAAGGATACCATTTGTCAATCTTGTGTATCGTTACTCCATACTTTGAAGAAACATACATTAGTTTATCAATAAAAGAAGAATGACTAAGATCGGAAACTTTCTTTCCCCACAAACGTTTCATTCCTTCAATGTTTAGATCTTCAATAAAAATATAATCATACTGTTTGCATAACTGGTGTGCTAATCCCCATTGAAAATCCGATCGAAGATCGTTTATTTTACGATACGTTTGTTGGAGTTCAAACAGTTTTCTTCTTCTATTATTGGATCCTTTCTTTGTATTAGAAAACCGTTTGTTTAGTTTTCTAATCTTATTTTGATATTGTTTGAAGAATAGAGGAGAATCAATTTTGCTACCATCGCTTTTAGTTAAATAAGTTTTTAGTCCAAAATCCAATCCGATAGATGCACCATCATGTGTCTTTCTATAAGAGCTTATAGGATTATGATCTGTAACTACAATCAAACTAAAACGTGAACAGGTTTCTCTAACTATTCTAATTTGTTTAACATTACCTTCGTAGACTCTACTGTATGAAAATCTAAATCGTTTCTTTCCTTTGTTAATTGTTAGACTATTACCATTTAGGGTAAACCCACCTTGTTTGAAAACAAAAGAGTTGAATTTCTCCGGTGATTTAAACTTAGGAGGTCGTTTAGCTAACTTCTTAAAGAAACGATTATAAGATTCATCAAGACGTTCAAGTATTTCTTGTGTTGTTTGAGAATGAAGAAGATTTCTTTTAATTCTTTTGGCAAAATACTTCTTCATTTTGCCAACTGAGATATATTTCCCAAACAGTTTGTGATACCTACGTTGTAGAGCTAACGCATGATTCCATACAAAACAACATTCACGAAGCATCTTGACAAGATACTTCGTTTTCCTGGAATGGTATATGTTGTATTTGTATGAAATCATTTTTTTTATCTGTAATTTTGATTCAAAATTAATCAAACCAATTCATCTACCTTCTAAAGTATGGTGGTTTTGTTGGTTAAATAATCATAAAACTATGAGCATAAAAGTAATAAGATACAGGTTGCCATCTTGTTGGGCTTGTCCGTTAATCAATGATGATTACACTGGATTAACGGATGAAGAATGTGAGGAAATCCATAAAATACAAGATATGGAAAGATTGAATTTTGAAACATTGTTTCGTATCGTAAGATGGGATTACAACCGTTGCTTTAAGGATGAATCACTGGACAAGGATTTGTTCGTAGAAAAATACGGACGGGTAATGGGTGAACATTATTATAACAAGTTTGTCCATGAATTTGACGGAAATATTCTGAAGATGGTTGGTTACTTCAGAGGTTCCGAAAAAGAGGGGCAAGTCTTCTGCGATATGATAACCGAACGTATTGAAAAATACGAAAAGAGAATGTCATATGATAAAGGTAAGTTAAACAATTAAAAAGATATTTATATGAACAATTCAATGGTCGCTCACTTGTGGGCTCATGAACAAGAAGAATCAGCATCAGGGAGCAATTTCTTCTTTGAAGGTACAAGTATTTATTCTTATGGGCATCACTTTGAAGTCGGGAGAATAGTAAAAAACAAACAAGGGAAGAAAGCATACCTGATAAATGAAGATTATTATTCTGCTACCACGAGCAAACATCAATGCTATGTTCGTAATGCGATACCAACTTGGGCAATGGTTTTCAGTGTAGGGGATAATATATCGGATACTGGTAATATGAGGTTTGTTGCCAGCAAACTGGAATCAATTAAGAAGTCTATTGAAAAATACAAAAGAGCTAAAACAGAATTATCTTATACAGATATTTGGGGCGCTTTTGGGAATATGATGGATTACATTCAGTTCTTTAACATGGGGACTGCTAAGAGTATCCTTAAAAAGAGTGCTAATGATTGGCTTGGAACCAATCATGAATTATCCAAGAGCGGAGATAGTATCAAGCGTAAGCACGTACATGAATTAAAACGCATCTTTCAAATTTTATTAGATCATCAAGGATTAAAAGTGTTAGGGACCGTAAATGTGATTGTTGATGAAGTTTGCGGGGAAGGTACATGGATTAAGTATTCAGAAAGATCTGAAAGATGGAGAAAGGGTGAGGAAGAAAGAGAAAGAATAAAATTAGAGAGATTAAGAAAGGAAGAAGAAGCCCGTTACAAGGATTTTGATGAAAAACTGGAAGAGTGGAAGTCAGGAGAAATCAATTTCTTGAATACACCTTTCTATATTCCTGGTGAAAAACCTAACGCCTGGATTCGTATAAAAGGAAATATTATTGAGACAAGTAAACAGATAAAGATTGGAATAGCAGAAGCCAGAAAACTGTGGCGGGCTGTGTCGGCAATGCACCGGGGCGCCGAGTTTCGGCACGGTCTGGTGGAGGACATCACCGGTCACCAGTGGAGTCTAAATCGGTACGAAAACGATTTGCTAACCGCTGGATGTCATAGGATAGCATATAACGAAATGGAGAGAATAGCAAAACAACTGGGATGGGTTTAAGTAACCCATCTTATTTTATAACAACTAAAAACAAGAAAAATATGGAAAATGCAATTATTGTTCCGTTTGATTTAAATACGGCGAGAAAAATTAAAAGCGGAGAAATAGAAGGTTCGGTATTAATTGATAATATTGAAATAGAATTTGTATATGAGTCGAAAGACTGTGCAGGTCCTTATAATTTGCTTTTTGTAAAAAAAGATGGATATGGGATAAGTGCTATATATGCCAACACGGAAGGTTGTATTATTGGCGGCACCACTCTGGAATTGAGGGTAGAGGCTGGAGCGTATTTCAAGAAAGGAGATGTATTAACAAGCGCTAATGGATATCAATTCATATATGATGGACTTATTACCAAAGGGGTAATGGGAAGTATATGTGGAATGGTAACATCTGGAGATATTGTGTTTGATTATATCAAAACATGGACTAATGTGTATAACGGAGATAAAAATCGGTATGTAAGAAAGGCTATAGAAGAAGAGAAGAAATTTTTAGCAGAAAAGATTATAAAAGCCGAAGACAGTAGAAAAATAGATATAATAAAACGATATTTAAGTGAATATGAGTATCTATTAGATGAGATGCCGAAATATGACTTCAAACCATTTGAACGGGTGCTGGTAAGAAGAACTAACCAAGAGAGGTGGAAATTGCATCTATTTTCCAGAGAATCAGGAGGAGATAATAAATACGAATGCTTAGGAGGGGTAGGATTTAGTCAATGTATCCCATACGAAGGGAACGAACATCTTTTAGGAACTAACAAACATTTTTAGGAACTAAGGTGATTATACACCATTTTATATCAAAGATGAAAAACAATATACATTTGTACGAAGTATCATACTGGGTATCACCAATACCCTCTACCGGTTGCTCGAAAGTGAGATCACCGGATTCTTTTACTGAATAAAACGTTTTTGATTTTACCCATCTTACGTTTTCAAGACGGAACCTTATATCAAAGACCTCTTTTACTCAACCGTCTTGTCCGAAACAAGGGACTGAGTGATTCGATTGAGTAAAACAAAGTTAGAAAAGAAGAATATGAAATTAAATAACATCTGTATGTTTTATAACATAGATGTCGTAAAATAGTATATAATTACTAAAACAAATAAGATTATGGAATATAAAATGGTAACAATCCCGTTTGATTTAGAAACGGCGAAAAAAATAAACATAGGGGAAATAGCAGGTCGTATTGTGACAGAGAAAGGACGAAATAGAGCAGAAATAGTATATGAAGACAATTCGTCAATTTGTCCGTTATTGGTTGTAATTCATTCTATTTCTGTATCGGCAGATTGGTTTTCTGCTACAGGAAAAGCATTTAGCAGCGAAAATCGCCTCCTTCTTGAAGTCCCGGAATATACTACATTTAAAGATGGAGATGTGTTAAGCAACAAAGATGGAAGTTATATTTTTATTTTAAATATGCATGGGAAATATTTAACATCTTTGTATGCGAGTCTTGCAGCGGGAACAAGTCTTAATATATTGGATGATTTGGCTGCACACGAAAACCACATAGAATGTTATAGACTTGCAACAGATTCGGAAAAACAGAAGATGATTAAAGCGTTAAAGAAAAGCGAAAATCCTAAAGCAAAAGAATATCTGAAACGCTTCTTCGGGATTAAAGAAGAGCCGAAATATGATTTTAAGCCGTTTGACAAAGTGCTGGTAAGAGACGAGGACGATAAAGAATGGCATATCAGCTTGTTTGCAAGGGAAATTGTGGACGATTCTGATGGATTGTCTTATAAGCATGAATGTTCCAATGGAACATTATGGGATTGTTGCATTCCTTTTGAGGGCAATGAATATCTTTTAGGAACTGCTGAAAATTCAGAAGAATGAAAACGGGTAAATCAAGGAGCAAAATCAGCAATGCAAATACGGCGAATCACTATCAGTTTCGACGTTTGTAAATATCATATTAAAATCATAAAAACATGTATGAGAATATTTTAAGCAACATGTTAGGATGTCAGACATATTGTATATCAGACAGTCCTTCGAATAGATACTGTCTTATTGGGCCTATTGAGTGCAATGAGAAGTTAATAGAAGTGTTTAAGAAGGGGATAATGGTAAAACTCAAATACGTGGAAAAACGAGTCCTGGATACATTTACGGACAACGGAATCAACCTGAGCAATTACACTCACTGTATTATTGTGAAGCGGAATTTTTATCTCGCTTGGTAACGGCAAAACATAAACAATATGAATAATTTTGTAATAGATACTCCAGATAATTTCTGGCAAATAAGATGGCTTGACAAGTATATGGAAGGCCACAAAGGATTCATAGCTGGTGGATGTTTTAAGAATATTCTTTCCGGAGAAAAAGTAAAAGACATTGATATTTTCTTTGAAAGCGAAAGCAATTTTCAGGAAGCTATTGATTTGTTCAATGATGAAAAACATCAGAAAGAAGGATGGAAATTTAAGTACAGAAATGAGAAGGTATGTGCGTTCCAGAAAGAGGGAGAAAAGGTATGGATAGAGTTCATAGAGTCAGAGTTTGGAAAGCCAGAAGAGATTCTTAGGAGCTTCGATTTTACTGTGGCAAAAATGGCCTACTACAAGGAGCCCAAATACGAAGAAAAAGAAGATGATTATTTTCCATTCTCATCTGCAAGTATAGTAGCATACGAGTACAAACTACTCTATCATGAGAAATTCTTCGAACATCTTCATATGAAGAGGCTGGTCATTGACGAAAATATTCCTTTTCCAGTAAGCACATGGGAGCGCTCATATCGGTATAAAGGATATGGTTACAATATGTGCCGGGAGACAAAGAAAAAACTTCTACAGGCTATTAAAGGTGTAAACGTAGAGGAGGAAGATGTATCTTTGTACACTACTAGAGGATGGGATTAACTTATAAAACATAGATATATGAATACATCATTTGAGAAATCTAAAAACAGTACAGATGAATGGTACACACCTAAAGAAATTATAGACGCTTTAGGGGAATTTGATTTAGATCCATGTGCGCCTATGCGTCCGTTATGGAGGACAGCCAGGGTTATGTATAACAAAGAGCAAGATGGATTAAAACAAAAATGGGAAGGAAGGGTATGGTTAAACCCACCTTATTCAAGACCGACTATAGAGCATTTTATTACTCGTATGGTAGAGCACAATAACGGAATAGCTCTTCTTTTTAATCGTCTTGACAATAAGATGTTTCAGGATGTTGTATTCCCGAAAGCAAAAGGTATATTGTTCATGAAAGGAAGGATAAAATTCCACAGAGAAGATGGAACAATAGGTGAAAGTCCAGGATGTGGGTCTATTCTGGTTGCATTCGGCGAAGAGAATGCGGAAACATTAAGATCTTCTAATATTGAAGGAAGATATATACAGGTCAATCAAGAACCGTGTAACACCCATGTAGATTGGGAACAACGTAGATACGAGATGGCAAAAACCATGCTTCCGATCACATCCGTATCAGGACGTGGACCTCACGGTGAATTAATATTGGAAGCGTGTGATAAGGCGGCTGAATTAGCTGTAATATATGCGGATGCTTTAGTTAAAGAACTGAAATGAAATCAACAGTATATGCTCATCTTGAGAATGATTATAGATTTTATAGACTTCCTCTATTTAGAGCTACGGCTGTAAAATACGGATGGAATAATCCTATAGGGGAAGATAGTGGGAGAGAGAAAAAAATATAATTCACAGTATTAAGTAGATATATTATGAGCACAAGTAAAGAATACAAGGCGGTAAGAAACTGCATACTAAATGAACTTCACCTTACCAAAGAAGATATAATCAAAAACATAGAACCATTATTGGAAAAGCTTGTAAAAAGGTGCATGCATAATACATACGGAGGAAACAATCAGATAGAAAATTGGATCAGATGTATGGTAAATGACGAACTTAAACAAAAAGAAGGCTATGGTTTTGTAAGGAAAATATGTGGGGAGGTTATAAAAGATCATGTGTTGAATGAGTTGAACATAATTGTAAGACCAAAAAATGAAAGATGCGTATGTGAAAATAGAGTACCATCAAGAAAAGATGGTTTGTATCTAATCTACGGAAACGGACACGCTGAGCCGTTTGCTGGAGAGAATTTCAAAAAGAATGTGCGTTATATCGGATTAAAGCACAAAGACGTATCGTTTGCTATCTCACTGACGGAGCATGATAGCGTACAATTGCTTGACGATGATAGCCGTGAAAAATCCGGAAGTGAGACATATTACGAACGTAAATGTGATGCGCTGTTTGACATTGACGGACGCGGCAATACGGAACGCCTTGTGGCCAGAAATCCAAAGTTGAAAAATTTGCTGAAAGATGGCGAGTATATACCATCTCTTGGTCAATTAAATTTAATGGCCCATTATATGGACGAACTAAACAAAGCATTAGCTTATGTTTCGGCATCTCCCCTCTCCTCGACGTGGTATAGGTCCAGTACCGAGAGCAGCCCGAGCGTCGCGTGGTACGTGGACTTCTCCATTGGTAGCGCGTACTACAGTGACAAGTACAACAGTAGCAGGGTTCGGGCGGTAATTGATTTTTAAAAAGGATTACAATGATAACATCAGTAAAAATAAAAGACAATACGAAAACTCCATTTGAATATGTTTCGGATATAGAAGCATTTGAAAATGGCAGAGAATTTATTTTCAAGCCAGGAGTGAATGTGATTATAGGGAAAAACGGTAGTGGAAAATCAACCTTGCTTAACATCATATCAATGTATGCGTTATGCGAGAAGTCCATGTGCTCTGAAATACCAATCGAGGCACTGGATTTTCCACCTATATTTGATGATGATGACAAGGTTCTTGATGGGATTGACATATTATCCGATTATGCAGGAAAGGTATTCCGTTTATTGCCATCGGCGGAGATGAATCGAGATAGTGTATTAAAAAACATCAGCAACTTAGATTTGTATGTGAATAATATTCGAAGATCTTATGGAGAGAAAGTGGTGTTATCATTGGAATCACTTTTCAATTTAATGTTCGGTCAAAAGGATTATACATTTCCAATACAAGATCTTGTAGAATACAAGAAAAAATCAAATGCGTTTTGGATTAAAAGAATTGATAACCTGTTGAAGTATTATGAAAGAAACCGCATAACATTAACAGAAAGCAGTTTTGAATACACGGTTCTCATGGATGAGCCAGATAGGAATCTTGACATTGACAACATAATGCAAATTTATAATGTATTGTCATTCCATAAACCACAAACACAAATTATAGCCATAGTACACAATCCGGCATTGATTTACAAGTTAAGCAAATTAGATTGTGTGAATTTCATAGAGATGACAGAAGGGTATCTTAATAAAACTTGTACATTTGTGTCCAATTGATCAAGGCATTTATATGTCATTTTAACACATTTTTTATAAATCAATTAATTATTCATTTTTAAGTTACAGTCATGAAAACATTAAAAGAAAAAGACAAACAATCTTTTTTAGCAAGAAAAGAAGAAGTTTATTCCTTAATAATGGAAATGGGATCATTATTGGCAGATTATGATCATCAATGGTCTAATGAACTAAGAAGAAAATTTGAAAGGTTATGACCGACAGAGAACTTCTTGAAGAAAACAATAAGATGTTAAAGGAAATTCTAAGTTTTGTGAGAAAAGTTGACTCTGTTGAATACAGGGATCATCAAGACTTTATGGAATTTCTTAGAAATGTGGCAGCCGATATATGGGTGGAATATACGGAGCCTGAACAAAGAGGTAGATTGTTTAATTTAATAAATAAAAAGAAATGAAAACAGTTTTTGATTTAAGCAGAGATGAGATTGTGTCATTGACATGCAAAGAGATATATCTGTATATAGACAAAGAGCTTGCTGGTAAAGGTATTCCAATTGAAGCTAAAAACTGGAATATAAAGAACAAAAAAGAAGTCGTGTATCCAAGAACTGGAGTTCCAGTATTTATGTTAAAAGATATCGGCATCGGTTTTAGAACCGTAGAAGGTGCAACTGAGGTGGCTAATTTGCTTGTTAAATATAATGCATTTAAAATGGAATCAAAGTTTCTGATAGGATCGTATGAACAGTTTTGGATCATAAATGGAAGTGTTTGCCCAGCCATTACAGGAGAAGCAGGATATAGCAAGGAAGAGTTTGATAAGGTAAACAAGGAAAACAAAGATCCAGAATTGGAAAGTATAAATTCCTTCAATAACACTTTGAAAAATGCCAATGAAATTAAAGACAGGGTGTTGAAATACGTGTACAACATAAAACAAGAGCGTTCATATAACAATGACCTGGTTGGCATCTTTGAAAGGTATAAAGATATAGCAGATGGTGATATGGAGGTAGCTATGAATTTTATTAAGGAGGCCTATCCATTCAATGAAGAAACAGAGTCGTTTATCAGAAAAAAGTTTGACATGCCTATACCGGACGAATCAAAAGAGCAGTAATTAAGCTAAATTAAATCATTTTGAATCTTTTTTATTATCAAAAGACATATCTTTGTCCAAAAAAAAACAAACAGAATGGAAGAAAAAGAGATAAAAGAAGCTATGATTGAAGCCCTGACGCATTTAGAGGGGTGTAAGTATTTCGTGGCTACGATAGTAAATGAAGAGGAAAGAAGATTTGATATGAGCCTAAGAATGTCACAGTATCAATTGGCGTTAGTTATAAAAGGCATCTTATCTAATAATGAGATGATGATGATGGACGTTTTGCAGTGGTGTTCTGAAAGACTTAAAAATAGTATAGAGAAAGGAAAGAAATCAACTAATTAAATATTAATACAATGAATAGATGGTTTGAAATTACGGTAAAAGCCGAGATTGATAATATCGAGAACGGCAAAAAAAAGAAAGTAACTGAAAAGTATTTGGTAGATGCCTTGTCTTATACAGAGGCAGAATCAAGATCTTTAGAGATTTTCAAGGATTTATTTCAAGTGTTCGACATTGTTAAAATAAATCCTATTAAAGTGTCGGAAATCTTCTTCAACGGAGAAGCTGAGTACTGGTATAAGTGTAAGGTGAATTACATTACACTGGATGAAAAGAAAGGTAAGGAAAGGAAAACGCCATGCTATATGTATGTCCAGGCCGGCAATCCTAAGGATGCCGAAGCTGTGTTGACTAAAGGTATGCAGGGCACGTTAGGAGACTGGAATTGCGAGTCTATTGCGGAAACGAAAATCATTGAAGTGTTTAAATACGATCTGCAAAAAGGCGTAGAAAAATTGGGAGAAAAGAAAACTGATGAGTGATGTTATTTCCCGTGTAGCACTTGCGACGGCAATTGTATTATTGGTAGTGGCAGGTGCTACTTTGCTGATAGTGATTAAGACAGAAGAGGTGCCAAAATGGTTGATGAACTTACCATATACGTTATCTTTAACGGCGGTATTCTTTTCAACTATATCACTTATATCGAGATATTATAAAGAGTGGAAAAGAAATTGTACGTCTGCGAAAGATGCGGACGAAAAGTAATGATAAGAAGTCATGGCTTATGCCAGGCTTGCAGGAGCAAAGAGTTGACTCCGAAGAAAAAAGACAGAATTACATCCATTAAAAACAGCAGCAAGAAGAAAAAGTTAGAGAACCCGGATTTATCCGGGTTTTTTCGTCTTATGTTGGAGGAGTTGGGTAGTATTCGAATATCTATGACTGGTAAGGCTATTCATTTTCCTACAGTATGTAACGTCTGTCACATACTTCCGAAAAGGATATATAAGTCGGTTGCTACTTGCAGGGATAATATAGTTTTCCTTCATGAATCGGAGCATACGGTATTCGACATGTATCTTGACCGGATGGAATTTGATAAACTTGAAACAGAATTTCCTTTTGTATGGAAGTATGCGGTAAAGAAGGTACTGGATATGGAAAGCAGGGGAATGATTAAAGAAAGAGGTAGATTAATTATTGAAATAATTGACAGATATGAGAAAACTTTATAAAATAAGAATAGAAGCTGACGATGAAACTATCTTTTATGCTCACATACAGAGAGAGAGTTATGGTAAGGATATAGCTATCGCAGTGAAAGATAGAGATAAAGATGAAGTGGAAACAGTGTTACATTGTATTAAAGAAGAATTGATTAGAGGAAGATCATGAAAGAGAAAATAAAAATATTGACAGATTTAGGATTTGTCCCTATGGTGGAAGGAGAAGGAAATACGTTGTTTAGAATGAACGATGTTGTGATGTCGGTGTCAGATCCTAACCAAACACCAGAGCAGTTGAAGAAGGAGGTTATGTCTTTAATAAAGAACAGAGACATAGCAGAAAGAGGCGGACAGGTTCCAGTAGTTGAAGAGCCGGCGCCTGAGACAGAGCAGGCCCAGAAGGAGGAACCGGAAGCTCCGGCGGAGGAAGCCGCTCCTAACCCTGGAGAAGAAGATTCGAATCCGTTTACAGAAAATCAGGAAACGTTAGAGCCGTTTTATATCTGTGATGAGTTAAAGAAGATCGAGACTCCCAAATTCGTAAGATTGACATTAGACGGTAATCGTTTTTATGTAAGAAAGATGGACGATGGGACAGCCAAGATATACGCCTCGGTAACAACCATGATAAGAGACGGATTCGTAGATGACAAAACGGCTCTTCAAGAATGGAGACAGGAGATGAGGATGATTGGTCGCAATCCGGAAGAAGTATCAGAATATGATGCAGATAAAGGAACGATCATGCACTACCTATACGGATTATACTTGACAGGTAGAGATATGGTCTTAAATCGAAGTTTTATAGTTAAGACAGTGCAAGAAGGCAAGCTTAAAATATCAAAAAAGAATCTTGACAAATTCTTTGGTAGCATAGATGATCTTGACGATATGATTGTCAGAGTTATGAAGTTTGCTAAGTTTTGTTCGGAGTATAAGGTTAAGCCGATGATGATTGAAAGAATATTGTCATTAGAAGATTATTTGGTAGCTACGCCGATAGATGCGATGGTTAAAATGACATTCAAATACAAAGAAGAAGGTTATTTTGGAGCCGTGTATCAAAGGGCTACGGGGCAGTTCAAAAAAGGAGATCCGAAGAAGGAAGTAAGAGAAGTGGAGAAAGAAGAGATTGTTATCTTAGATTTTAAATCAGGTGACATACGAAATGAACATGCTTTTCAATTGGAGGCTGAAAGGAGAATGGTTAAAAACTGGTACGGAATTGATGCACGTATTATGAATTTTTCTCCAAAAAGCACGAACAGTAAAGGTTATACGCTAAAAGAATGGTCTGATAAAAATGCTGCTATGGAGAAAGCGGACTGTGTGTTCCAACAAGGGATGTTGAATCATATCAGAAAAGATAAGAGGTTTAAAGTGAGAAAAGGAGTGCTGAATATCAATAAGCCGTACAATGAAGAGGATCATATTGTCGTATATGATATTGCTGAGGAAATGTCTAAAAGATTCGTAATATGAGTGATATTGTTATTCCTAAAGGAGATTATGTGGAAATCGTAAAACCGATATGTATCAATCCTTTTGGTGATTATTTTATTAACATCAAAAGGGGTTCAAGATTAAGATTATCGAAAGATTTGAAAATAGGGGATAAGTATGCAATATGCATACTCACATCTTACGAGAAATATGGCAAGACTGTTAATGTGACAATGCCTATACTGGTTAGAAACACAAGAAGAGTATGAAAAGAAAAATTAGAAGAACCGGGGAGATAATAGACGTAATCACCTTCAATGGTTCAACTATAAGAAGAGACTATGACAAAATACAATTCTATGACAGCAACGGAAGTGTGATAAATGAGAGTTTAAATTATTATCTCGATACCCTTCCTGTGGATGATGAGAACAAAGATGTAGACTGGGAACAACGTAGATTCGATCTTGTTAAGGCTTATTCTATTGAGTTCATTAAAATGCAAGATAGAAAAGGAGAAATAGATTGCGGAGTATATATACCAGATGTGGTGTCATGGTCTATAACTATAGCGGATAGAATCATAGAAGCAATGAGAGGAGTTAAAAATGCTTGATTTCAGAAGATACGAAAACGTACCCCGGTTTCAACTTGACCGCAGGCCCGGAAGGAGCCGACTGAAGCTAACCTGCCCAGCTTGCGGGAAAAGCCGGTGTCTCACCCCTTATATTGATGTGGCAACAGGCCAGGTTGTTGGCAACGAGTTCGGAAGATGCGATCATGAACGGACTTGCGGTTACGATAAACGACCTACTGGTAAGGATGTAGGTGACAAAGATCTTTGGATCTCGGGAAACAAGTGTATAAGAGCTTATCGTCCTCCTGTAAATCCTGACGTTGTAAATTACATACCTTTTAGCGAGTTTGAGAGGACTGTGGTTCCAGACGATAGAAACACCGTATTTAGATTTTTATCGTCTCTATGGGGAAAAGAAAGGGTATCTGATGTGTTCAGAAGGTATCATGTCGGAACAATGGACTTATGGGGATGGAAAGGGTGTTGTATATTCTGGCAGATAGACAAAGATTTTGTATGTAGAACCGGCAAGATCATGGACTTTTATATAAAGACCGACAGCCAGGGGAATGAGATTGATGTAAAAAGAGTGAAAGAAAAAGACGGTGACAATGAGCGGCCTCATGTTATGTTTTATCACTCGTTGCATGCAAGAGACTTCTTGTTTAGACAATGCCTGTTCGGAGAACATCTTCTAAGCCAATATCCGGATAAGGTGGTTAATTTGGTGGAATCAGAAAAGACGGCTATTATATGCGCTGTGAATAAACCGGATGAGTTATTTGTAGCTACCGGTGGGTTGCAGAATCTAAGACCGGAAGTGATAGATGTTTTAAAAGATAGAAAGACCGTAGCTTTTCCGGACAAAGGACAAGCATTTGAGACATGGAGTAAAAAGATAGATGGGATGATGATGAAGTCAAGGATAAAAGTATCGGACTATCTTCAAAATGTTGAAAATGTAGGAGACGGAGATGATGTGGCAGATTTGATAATTAGTAACAAGATAAAAGAAAAATATCATGAGCCTGGATGTTTATATTAAGAACAAGAAGAAAGAAGATCGTGAATGGGTTGCGAACATCACCCACAACATGAACAAGATGGCACAAAGAATATTCGTATCAGAAAATAAAGAAACGCTGTACGATTATGTTTGGAGACCAGAAGAATTGGGTAGGGAAATAGATACCGATGAGATGAAGAATGTACTTACAAAAGGCATATGTATTATGATCTCTAAGAGAAAAAGTCTTTTGAGATACGAGCCGGAAAACGGATGGGGGTCTTATGATTCATTTCTTAAGTTTCTTATCGAATATAAAGAGGCGTGTGAAGATCATCCGGGTTATATAATTGAAGCAAGTAGATAATATGGAAAATTACAAAAACACTTTAAACGAGGTAGTGGTGATTGAATCGTCGCCAGAAACGTATTTTGTTTACGCTATTCGTAATGCTATTCGTATCTCTAAATGTGCGTATCCGACAGCCAAGAAAGTAATTTTCAAAAGAGAGGACGTAGAGGTAGAGATCTCAGAAATGGAAACTGAAAGCAGTTTGTATGAAAAGTTTAAAGAAAAACAAAAGAATAGGGTATGGAACTTAATGAGCGCCAACAACGGGTTTTAAGAGGCGAAATTTGTCCTTATTGCGGAAGGGAAACCGAGCTGGTCAATGCCGAAAAATATATAGCAGAAAAGGCTTAGGGATGGTTATGATGTGCAAACCATGCAACGCTTATGTCGGTGTTCATGAATCAGGGCCGAATAAGGGAAAAGCTAAAGGCCGGCTTGCGGGGCCATCACTGAGGTCTCTTAAGATAAGAGTCCATGCCGAACTTGATAGACTATGGTCTACGCCAGAGGAACGGGAAAGGATGTATAAAGATTTATCTGAATTTCTCTCTATACCGGAAGAGTACACACATATAGGTATGTTCGGCGAGAAGACGATGGGGAAAATCTTTCAGTTCTGTCATGTAAACAAAGAGCGATCAGGTTCGAGAATAGAATGGCATAAACCTGGAGATAAGTGCCCTAATAAAAACAATCAAATAGTGTCAGGAAGTAGCGCATGTAGAGGATGTCCTGAGTATCTTCATGATGAGAAAGACGGGTATGTCTGGTGTGATCCTGATATGAGTTACGGCAGGTTGAAATAGGGCGAGAATTGCCTATCTTTGTGCTATTATCAATCAAAAAATGTAAGAAGATGGGCAGATCAACAGAGTACTACAGGACTCATCCCGAAGCCAGGAAGAAAAAGGCTAAAAAAGACAAGGAGATAAATGCCAGACCGGAACAGAAAGCCAAACGCCGGGAGCTTGGTCGTAAAAACTACGAAACGGACAAGAAGAAGGGTAAGGGCTGGAGAAAAGGCAAGGATTGTTCTCATACCAAGAACGGTCTTAGGTATAAATCAGTAAAAGCTAATAGGGGATCCAAATCGGATACAAAAGGTGACAAAAATGCACGAGGAGATAGCAAATAGGATAGATATAAGAAGAATATTCAAGACCTCTAAACAGGTCATGGAAGAGGCGTATGAGAATATCTTGAAATACAGGCGGGGAGAGCTTATCCCCGCTAAAACCGGATACGATTATATTGATGAGGCTTTGCTTGGAGGTATTTTCCCTCAGCATGCTATTGCCATAGGAGCCCGGCCATCTGTAGGTAAATCGTATGTGGCCCAAAAGATATTGGAAAATGTGATGAATCCGATGATCAACCCGCAAGCAGAAGATTATTTTCTTGTTAATTGCGAGTTCGAAATGAATCCTCAAGATCTTCTTCTTCGTAGAATGAGCCAGGATATGAAAAAGCGGGCTCCTGAAATATTAAGAAGGCAAGATTCTAATACAGTGGAAGAGATGAGGATGTTTGAAATCCTTCAAGGTGAAATCAGGAATAATATAATATACATCGATGCTCCGTGTACGGTAAAAGAGTTTGAGGCGGCTGTGTATCATATAGCTACCAAACACAAAGACAAACGTCTTATAATATTTAAAGTCGATCATATTGCTTTGATAAAAAGAATGGGGTTAGATCCTAAGTCGGCTATAGATGATTTGGTGGCGGTTATGAACGAAGCTAAATTAGTATATAAAAACATATTTTTCCTCATCATATCACAATTCAACAGAGAGATAGAAGGAAGGATAAAAAGCCCACAAGAGCAGCCTCCGCGTCTTTCTGATTTTTACCAATCTGATACGCTGGGTCAGTTATGTACGTTAATGATAGGTTTGCACAATCCTCGTAGGTACGGGCTGGATAAGTATATGATATTTGGGAAAGATTGGTATCAGACTCTTGATAGGTTTAAAACTGAAAACAAAACATCATTCAGGACAGCCGGACTGGTGTTTCATCATATACTGAAGGTAAGGCAAGTTAGTATGGAAGAGCTTACTAATACAATCCACCCAGAGATTCTGCCGGGGCATGGATGGATGTACGGGGAGGGCGGGACGAAGTTCGTGAACCCCAACCAGCCGCCGACGCCGCCCAAGCTCTATACTGTGGAAGACGTTACGGACAATCAGGAACAAGAACAAGAGACAAAAGAAGAACAGTCATTGTATTAAAAAAAAATAAGAACCATGAGACTAACAGTAGAAGAAAACGAATACCTGATAAGTAAGTTCCTTTTGGTTCTTACTGAGTTTGCAGGGGATGAAAGAGAGATGTTTTTAATCAACTCCATACATGATAAGGCGGTGGCGGATATGAATTATCGTCTTCCGTCTTTAATAAGCAGAGAACGTAAAAGACGAGTTATTGAACTCCTTAAAGAAGGAACCAGAATAATCAAGGACTTTTCCGGCTATGCAGGTGATATGGGTATGATTAACGAATACGATCGCCTAAAGAAAGAAATAGGAACCGTCCAAGACCAGCTTGGTGACGTAGAAGGTCAACTTCGGGCAGCAGGAGAAGTTATTAAAAAAGAACTTGATATGATTGCTGACCGAATCAAAGAAGACCTCCTCGACCGGGAGCTGGCTAAAAGTAATGCTGAGGCTGAAAGAAAAGCCAAAGTAGATCCGAGATACGAAGTAGCTTTAGGTGATTACAAGGAGATGCTGGAAGTGATTTTTACAACCAGAAACAAGTATTCTACGGTAGATTCTGTACATGACGATCTTCGCCAGTCGGTATCTACCGGTAGAAATTCGATTATTAAAGAAGGGTACAACAGTTAAAAACAAGGAGGGAATAGGGAAAAGAAGGAATTTAAAGTAGGAGAAGTATTTACTGCCGGACTTGTAAGATTAAAATGTGTGGAAGGTGATACATGCGATAGGTGTATATTCGAAAAATACAATTATTGTTCATGTACAGACATGATTATTGGTCCATGTGAACATATTGATAGACAAGATAACAAGAATGTTATTTTCATTAAAGCTGATTAAGAATGTACATCAATTTCAGACAACTTGCAGCATCAGACATGACTCCTAATGATCTTGCCAATCTTCTTGCCATAAGACAGAAGGATTCGGTTATGATCGAAGCCATGCCGGAAGAAGATGCTGGTAGATATATAGAGCTTGGCCTGGTTGAGAAATTAAAATCAGGCGTGATGAGATTGACCAACAAAGGAACGTCTTTTGTGAATTATATAGAGACACCGGAGATGACAGACGAGGTTCTGGAAACGTTGAAGATTATGATAGGAATGTACGAATCATATTCAAAAGACATAGGTGTCAGCAGAAAAGAAGCGGAATCCAGATTGTGTTGGTTTATGGGTAACACCTCATTCAAGAAAGAGGTCATACTTCAGGTAACGGAATCTTATATAGCAGAGTCAGGAGATTATACAATGAGCTTATGTAACTTCATATGGAAACCGCCTTCTCAGGCTTTTTCAGTCCATATGAACCTTAAAAATTCAAAGCTCTTTGACTTAATAGCTGAAAAATTTAAGATCGCTACCGAGCCTTATTTGGAGTCTAAGAAGAATAAGGAAATGGATTGGTTGTTTGCCGTATCTAAATTGCCTACGCCGCCGGCTAAAGGCAATCCGGATTATTTGTTTACCGGAAGCTCGGAGACAGATAAAGAGCGATTGAAAAACATAAAAACGTATTTATTTAACAAAATTAGAAAGCAATGGAAAAAGTAAGAATCAGAAAGATAATAGAGGATATAATTATTACTCAGTTTCTTAATTCGGAAATAGATATAGTTCATGAAGAAGATGTGTCGTTTAAAGAACTTGGATTAGATTCTGTTGATCGGATTGAGCTTGATGTGATGGTGGACAAAAATTCAATATTGTTATTATTGATTATGATATGGAGACCATCAAAGATATGACTGATCTTGTTTACAAAATAATAACAGAAGGATATGGGAAGTGACATAATTTTATGCATGGCTTTAATAGCGTCATTTGCTTTTGTTATACAGTTTTTGTTGTCGATATTAGGATCTGATCTGGATACGGATATTGACATTGACAGTGCTTCTGATTTAAGTATGTCTTTGTCGGACATCATATCATTCAAGGGCATAACACATTTCATCCTTGGATATAGCTGGACTACCTACTTTTCGGGTTCTCATTTAGTAGGGGTTGTGATAGGGTCGTTTTTCTTTATCGTTTTGTTTTACGTATATAAGTTACTTCTTAAGTTAAAACAAGAAATGGTGTACGAATGTCCAGAAAATTTAAATGGCAGAGAGGTGGAGATAGTATTTAGATCAGGAAAGAACCATTATATGGTAAATATTGTGAAAAACGAGAGACAGGAACAGATGAGAGTAAGGTGCTTGTCTGGGAAAAATTACAAAAATGGTGACAAGGTGAACATAAAATACGAAGAAGGAGGATTAAGTATCTAATTTTTTTATATCAACAATTAAATTTTAAAAGTTATGACAACAATCATGTACGTGTCAGCTATCTTAGCTGTAGTGATTATTTTAACAATCATCGGAGTCTTATCAAGGTATCGTAGATGTAAGCCTAATCAGGTCTTGGTTGTTTACGGTAAGACAGGTGGGGAAAAGAAGTCGGCGAAATTATATCATGGTGGAGCGGCATTTGTCTTGCCTATTATTCAAAGCTATGATGTTTTGTCAATGGAGCCTATGCAAATAGATTGCAAGCTTACCGGTGCTTTGTCATCTCAGAATATTAGAGTAGATGTACCTACAACCATTACAGTAGCTATCAGTACAAATCCCGAAATCATGCAAAATGCGGCAGAAAGACTTTTGGGAATGGATACCGAATCTACTGAAAATCTTATTACGGACATCGTTTACGGTCAAATGCGTTTGATTATTGCCGAAATGACGATCGAAAAACTTAATTCTGACAGGGATGAGTTTTTAGATAAGGCAAGAAAGAACATTGATAACGAGCTTAATAAGTTAGGTCTTTACCTCCTGAACATCAACATCAGTGACATTAGAGACGAAGCCGGTTATATTATGAACCTTGGTAAGGAAGCCGAAAGTAGGGCTCTGAACGAAGCACAGGCTAATATCGAAGAACAGGAGAAGCTGGGTGCTATTAAGATTGCTGTACAGCAGAAGGAGAAAGAAACGGCTGTAGCTAATACCAAAAAAGAACAAGAGATTCAAATTGCTTGTACTGAAAAAGAAAAGGAAACGATAGTAGCTGAAACGAAGAAAGAAAAAGAAATAGCTTTAGCTTTAACCGATAAAGAGAAACAGATCGGTGTAGCTCAAGCAGATAGAGACAGGGCTGCGGTTATCGCAAAAACTTTAACCGACAAGGAATCGGCGATCGTAAGATCTAAGGCAGAACTTGAAGTAAATAAAGCCGAGGCTGAAAGGATGGAAGAAGTCGGAAAGAATAAGGCTGAAGCTGACAAGGAAGCAGCTATAGCAATACAAGACTCTGAAGCTCAGATTAAGAAGGCTGAGAAAAATGCGTCTATAGGATACAACAATGCCCAGAAGGAGGTTGCTGTGTCAGTATCAGAACTACAGATCATCAAAGCTCAATCAGAGAAGAAGGCCGGAGAAGAAAAAGTTAAATCGGAAGCGGCTGTAAAAACAGCAAAAGAGCTTGCCGACAAAGAAGTGGAAGAAGCTAAGGCTAAGAAAGTTCAGGCTGCGCTTAAGGCTGAAAAGATTGTGCCGGCTGAAACCCAGAAGGAAGAGGCTATCTTGCAAGCTGATGCCGAGGCCGAGAAGATCAAACGCCGGGCTGAGGCAGCAGCACATTTGGCAAAAGCTGAGGCAGAGGCAAAAGCTATTCAGATGAAGCTGGAGGCAGAAGCCGAAGGTAAGAAAAAGTCGTTAATGGCAGAAGCCGACGGATTTAAGGCTATGGTGGAAGCAGCAGAATCCAATCCTCAGATCGCCATCCAGTACAAGATGGTTAATCAGTGGAAAGAAATTGCTGGAGAACAGGTTAAAGCATTTGAGCACATTAACCTCGGAAATATCACGGTATTTGACGGCGGTCAGAACAGTACCGGTAATTTCCTTAACAATGTTGTCAAGACCGTCGCTCCGGCATTGGGAGTCATTGATCAGCTTCCGATTGCAGATACTTTAAAGAAGTTAAAAGGAGATGACAAAAAATAAATACAATGGCCCAAGGTTACACTTGGGCCTAATTGAAGAAATAAAAGCAGCATTCATAGATTTCCTGCCGGCAGGGACAGTGATTTTAAGTGCTTTACTAATTACGATATTTTTAACATGGATTTTGGACAAGATTTAGAACCAGAAGAACTGAACAAGCATTATGATCAGTGTTATGGAATTGATTTTGAAACAGAAGAAGAGGAGGATGAAGAGTATGACTGACGAGGAATTTGTATTGGATAATAAGAAAAAGGTTGTTGTAAGAAAAAGAATATCTTATTTAAACAAAGGAGATAAAGTATGGATTGTGTCTTCCGACGGGTATCTGCTGCACACGGACGTAGTTAGAGCCGAACGCGGACGGTCTTATGTGGATATAGACGGGATTCTGTATTGGAAGCGAGGATTAGATGGTAAGCATCGTAATCGTAATAACTACATGCAGTTTGCCATGACACCAGAAGACGGTAAGAAGTATGTCGTATATTACCCGGAAGGATTTAAAGACAATGACTTATGATGGTCCCGGAAACACATTTGCTATATAAGGAGTTTAATGGTGTGAAACGTCTTGCCATATCTTATTCCCAGATAGATACGTTTCTTACTTGTCCAATGAAATGGTATAAGACTTACGTAGAGGGTAAAAGGTCTACAGAAAAACAAGAAGCTACATCTTATGGTACGGTTATCCATAAAACACTGGAATACTTCTTTAAGAACGGAAGACAGCCTTCTGGTAAAGACCTTGGAGAAGCGATAAGTTACTATTCCTATCAAGAAGACATACCTTGGCAATCACCGGAAAATATGATGATAGCCATGAAACAATCTGGAGAACTTCTTGCTTGGATTGTGGATCTGTTTAAAAAAGACGGGAATAGGTTTATGATAGCTGATAGTGATCTTAATCCCTGCGAGAAACTTATCAGACACGGCGCCATAGTTGGAGTCGAAGAAGATTTTGTGCTGCCGTACCGTCTTCCTAAGCCTGTTGATATAAATGGGACCGTTCATACTCATGTGTACATAGTAGGATCGGTAGACCTTCATCTGGCTATAAAAAGCAAGAACGTAGTTCACCATTATGTCATAGATTGGAAATCAGGGAATAAGGTTTTTGATTCTAAGAAGTTGGAAACGAATTTACAGCATCCTATATATTCATTTTACATCTATAGAAAATATGGTGGAGTTCTGCCAGATATGAACATCTATTTCTTTACCAGAACCAGGCAGTACCAAAAGGTTAAGGTAGATGAAGAGCGTAAAACAAAATCTATAGAAATGCTAAATGACACTTTGTCTAAAATGTATGATTTTGAAGATAATAGTGTAAAATCATTTCAAGCGTACATCCAGGGAGCAGAAGGATCCAGGTATAGCAAGCGGCGCGCCACCCTAAGCCAGCCTGTTTCGCAAAACAAGCTACCCTGCCCGTCGGCGCTGTGTTATTATTGTGACTTTGGATTACATAACAAAAACGAATGCCCTTTCTCTTCAGATTGGGATCCGTCTAAAAAGATAAAACGATGAAATACGAGGATGTTCAAAAGTTAAGAACGAAATACCGGCAAGATCCGGAAGTTATAAACGTAGAATACATGAGAGACGTTGCTGTAAGAAGCGGGAATTTTAAGAAAGCATTTGAGCTTCAGGAAAGACTGGAGGATATATGGTTTAACTACTTAAAGGGAGTCCAATGAAAGAAGATCTAACATGTGGAGTGATGCTCCTTTTGTATTTAGTTTTATTATACTTGCTCATGACAACTTTCATAAAAACATGTAGAGCAGTAGATCGTTATAAGATGAAGAAGAAAACTGACAAAATAAAAGTCGGTCAAAGATACGAATACGAAGGCTACTTCATGGATCCATTTGAAAGAGGCAAGCATGTGATTAAGATATTAGGCATAAAGGAAGGGTTCGCCCTGTACGAGTACGAAAAAAGCCCAAGTTTATTATTTTCTATGGAGCTTGAAGATATTGTTGAAAAATATATTTTAATTACTGATATAAAATAAGGGGTTATGGAAAAGAAAGTCACAATCAAAGAAGGGATGGGTATTTTTTACAAAAATGCAGGGAAAGATATATGGGTCTATATTGGACTTTTTGGAAATAAAGTGCTATCCATTTTAAAAAACAAAGGTGTTATTGCATGCGAAAACGATGCTGAATATTGCGTGTTGATGGATGGAGAAGATCATTTTATAAGTATAGCAAAAGACATGAGTCACGACTATTGTTGTGAGTACGTTGTAGAAAGAGCAGAAGCCTACAGAGACTACCCCTCCAAAGGTGCTACATGCAGTGTATGCCTGTTTGAAGATAATGAGAATAAAGCAAGGGAGATGTTGAAAGAGGCGATAATAGAACTTTCAAAAAATAATATAATAGATTGTGATGGGCTTTGAACTTAGACCTTACCAGAAAGAGGCAGTAGATGCCGGGCTTAAGTTTCTTACAGGAAGATCTAAGAAGCCTGGCATAATCGTAGCTCCATGCGGATGTGGAAAGAGCCTTCTGATATCCAAGATAGCACATGAAATAAATAGACCGACATTAGTATTACAGCCCTCAAAAGAGATTCTGGAGCAGAATTATGCAAAGGCCGTATCATTCGGTTCTAAACCTACTATATATTCTGCTTCATGTGGTATAAAGGAGCTGTCGGCTATGACTTATGCAACATTAAAGAGCATAAAGAAAGACGTAGCAAGGTTGAAAGATATAGGGATAGACACCTTATTGGTGGACGAATGCCACTCGGGGTATTCCCCGGAGGAAGGTTCTGAATTTATGGAGTTTATGAACGGGTTTCCAGAGGCGAAGGTGCTGGGCTTCACCGCCACTCCCTGCCGCCTCCGAACCTACAGTTCCATGCTGGAAGGGAACTATAGCAAGCTCAATATGCTGACGAAAGACGAGCATAACTTCTTCAAGAAAATAGTTCATGTGACTCAAATACAAGAACTAACTTCTCAAGGGTTTTGGTGTCCACTTAAGTACGAACGATGGTCGTTTGATGAATCGGCTCTGATGTTAAACAGTACCGGAGCCGAATACACCAACGAATCTATTAAAGAAAGTATTGTACGAAACGGCTTAAACAACTCTATCTATAAGCGTCTTCTTCAGCTTATGAACGAGCGTAAGGCCATTTTAGTATGCATGGATTCTATCGAATCATGTAATAGAATATCAGAGTTTATGAATGCCAGGATGGGAGCCATAACTGGTGTCGTAACATCGCTAACAACCAAAAAGAAAAGAGAGCAAATCATATCCGATTTCAAAGAAGGTAAGTTGAAGGTGGTTTTTAATTATTCAACGCTTGCTACCGGATTTGACTTTCCTGAACTTGATTGTGTGATGTTTGGTCGCCCAACGTTCTCATATTCAACATATTACCAAATATTAGGCCGAGCCGTCCGCATCCATCCTGACAAGAAAGAGGCGTTAATAGTTGATTGCTGCGACAACATGAGGCGTTTCGGTCGGATAGAAGACCTGACAATCGAGCAATTCCCTTCTAAGGGCTGGTGTATGTTTGCCGGCAATCAGCTTCTATCCAATATAAGGATGGGGGATATTATTACCAAAGACGAGATCCTTCGCCGGGCAGCCTCGCTTAAATCTGTGAATGGAGATGGTAGGAGAGAAGACGATCTTGACAGTATAATAATGTGGTTTGGAAAATATGAAGGAATTAGATTCAAGGACATACCGGTGTCGTATTTTAGGTTCTTGGCTGAGAATATGACAGTAAAACCGGGAGATAGGAAAGAAAAGATTATCGAATATTATAATAGGATAAAGGCATGAACAACAAGAGAAGAAAAAGAATATTAGATGTTATTAACAATGTAAATAAGTATAAAACAGATTTTGAATACATCAAATCAAAGTTATCGGAGTTAAAGCACAACATAAATTCAGCCAAAGATGATATTGATATGATTTTAGATGAAGAGACGGAGGCGAGAGATAATATACCGGAATCGTTACAAGACTCAGAAAGATATTGGGAATCAGATCGGGCTGTAACTGATATGGAGGAGGTGGTTGATGACATGGAAGGCATTATAAATGATATAGATGATGTGATTTCAACCATAGATGGGAGCATTAAAACCATAAATGGTTCTATTAAAGTAAATTTGGAAGGAATAATATGAACACATAAAAACACTATAAGTAAAATTTAACATAATGCGCTTGTATTAAAGTTGCACAATCTATATTTTTACGTCGTGTAATTTTAATACAAGCGTATTTTATTAAATAATTTAAAAGGTATGATTTCTAAAGACAGGTTATTGTATGGAGTGGTAATCAGACAGGACATTAAAACTTCCTTTATGTCATTAACTGGATTACAAGAGGCATATACAAGAAAAAGAGTGGAGATGGGGTGGAATGATAAGAGAATAGAAAATATTCTTTCGAACAAGGAGAGTGCAGAAAGGATATTTTATATTCTTAAAAAACAGAAATACATAAAAAGTGAAACCTTGAAAGAGTTTATGGATATAGTGGAAAACAACTCTTTGATAAAAGTAATGAAGTGGTATAATGCCTATAAGACTACAGGAAGAGGAACAAACAGGAATGTCATGTGTGATCCCTACATATGGGTATTAGTCGCTATAGAATTAAATCCTATGCTGTATGCAGAAGTTACTGGATGGTTAAATGATAAACTTATTTTGGATAGAATAGAGATAGGAGATAAATACAATACTCTTTCAAGGTCTGTATCAAAATTTGAAGATGTTGATTACATAGAAATGGCTGATAAATTAAACTGGATTGTATTCAATAAACATAAATATGTTTTAGATAACAGAGCAACCCAAGAGCAGTTAAAAGAACTTGAAACGCTTCAATCTAATCTTGCATTTTGTATAGAAATGGGAACCATATCCTCTTTTTCCGATTTAATGAACATGATGAGATCTATATATGTAAAGAAATGGGGAGAAGAGACTGTAACCTCTAAAAAAGTAAAATAATATGGGAGTAAAAGAAATAAGAGAACTACTTAGACTCTACAATCTCGAACATAGTGTCGTCCAGAACAAAAGCTCTGGGCGCTATTCTATTATTCTTCACAATAACATCATAGGAACGAACGTAGATGGAGAGAAGGTAGTTGTATTCAGGACCATTCCGGAAGGAAGCAACACGTTCTCTATGGAACGAAATAGATTCTATGAGGAATTTGTAGAGGTTTTTGATGACGATAAGGCGATTGAAGCCGTAAGACAATATTTTGAGAATAACAGGAATGATAGAGTGTAAGACGAAGATGGATTATATTACTATAGAAATGAGGTAAAACAACGATAAAACAATGGAAAAGATGGATGATAACACTAAAAACGTCCTTTATCCAAAAGGATCTATTTTTCGCATATTAAAAGATGATATAATCAGTGCCGAATTTAAAATAGCCAAAGGAGCTATAGCGGAGGCAGTATCAGACATAGAAGTAAATGATAAATATGCTGAGGTTTGTTGTAATGGGGAGACGTTCGTCATAGAAACGGATATTATGGATATTATTCTTACCAAAGACCCCATAGGAAACAAATCGGTGAAAAATGACATCATTGATGATAAACTACGATGGGATTTGCTTCCGATGGAAGAGATTGAGGATATTGTAAGAGTCTATCATGCCGGAGCCAAGAAGTACGGACCTAACAATTGGCAGAATCTTGACAATGGGTTTGAACGGTATAGATCGGCGATGTTTAGACACCTAATGGAATACATGAAAGGAGAAAGAATAGACTCAGATACAGGAGCTTTTCATCTTGCACAATGTGCATGGAATTGTATAGCTATGCTGTGGTATGATAAGCATGGGAAAGGATTAATATCATTAAATAAGGAGGAAAAGAAATGACAAAAGAACAAATGATTCAACTGTTAGACACAGAGCTTGATGCAATGAACAAACATAGAAGTAATATTGAAAGAATTAAAAAAGAGTATTTCGATTCTGTTTATGGATTGAAGAAGGGAGATAAAGTGAGCGTTATTTACAAACGTTCGAAAGAGCCTCTTGTTGGTTTCTTCAAGAGCGTTCAAATCATGAATACTGGAACAGTTATATTTACAATCCAGGAAGTTAATAAAGAAGGAAGACCTGGAAGAGGATCTTATTTGGTGTATGAAGGCGATTTAAGTGAGATAAAAAAAGTAGAATAATCATGATAAATTACGCAGCAAAAGCCAGAAAAGCTTATTTGATAAACAATTTCGATAAGATTCTTAACAGTCTTAACACGCTTCATTCAACGGTTGAGACCATGACGTTGTTCGTAAACGACCAGGCTTATAATTACATTCTTAAGCTAAAGGAGGTAATTAAAACCAGTCCTATGTATAAGCACAATATCAAGCGTCTTTTAAATGACATGGACAAAGAGATAAAGAGGTACAATGCTTCTATCTACTACATAAATAAAGAGCATAGTGAGGTTATAGCTGATATAACACAAGCGATGGAAGATTACCTCATGCCATACATAGACGACCTGGCCGGCGCTATAAGGGCAGCCGTGTGGTCGAGGGGTGTATCCGAGGAGCGGACGGAGGTGGCGGTACTGTCCCTAATCGTATCCTCCTTGGCCACGACATCAGGCAGACTTATTTCAGGTGGATATCAGATCATGAAAGAAATGGGTGGTGGATGGGGTGGTAATCCATTTACGTTTATGAGCATTGATAAGATAAGACACTTATCTACATCATTATCTGATGCTATTACCGGTGGAGAAATAGCTCTTGAAGAAAAAGAAGCCAATGACATAACTAAGGCAATGGATGTTTTTATTGAGAAAATGTCTGATTCGGATATTGTCGATAAGGTGATCAACATACTCGAAGAGGCAGAATCTAAAAATAAGGAGGAGCAATCGTGAATTATTTGGATGGGTATGTAGAAGAAGTTCTTTCTGAGCCGTACTATGACGATTATGGCTCTGGGGTTTTTAGGTGGTGGGTGAAAGTGTCTTACGTTTGTGAAGGAATAGGAGCTGTCACTACCTTAATGTTTGATACGAGAGAAGAAGCGGAAGCTGTAAAAACAGGTTATAAATTTTTATGTTGAAAATAATATGAGGTATTTTATTTTATTGATGGCACTTGTGTTATCATCATGTTCGCATGATGATAGTCAGGTTAATAACGGATGGGTTATATATGATCTACTTCCTTTAGAAGATGGATGTATAATGTATTATGGTGAAGACGAAAGAATTTCAATATTTTATAATAATAGGCTTATAAAATTCGTTGGATACCAAGGGGAATACAATATCGGAGATTCTATTAAGATCGTAAAAGTTAAATAATATGGAAAAGAATTTAAAACTCATATGTCCAAAATGTGGCACCCCTCACCAGCCTCATTCTCCGCACACGATGGATGCAGATGGATTTGAAAGGAGTGAGATAAGAACTGTCATGGAAGACAGGGGATGGTGCTACGAATGCTCTTTTTGGCAAAACTTGTACGACAAGCACAAAGACGATCCTGGATGGGTTAGGATAGACGGTGTAAGCTGGGTGCTTAAGCCTATGGTGGAAAACGTACCGAGCGGATGGAACAGCCTTGGATGTGGTGGAAGAAAAATGTATATCAATATCGAAGGGAAAGGCATTGTTACATCAAATAACTGCTGGTGTCAAGGTGATGTTTCGGACGCATTCAAGGATCTTATGCCTGATAATGCTACTTGGGCTACGAAGGAGGAATTTGACAAAGCTCCTGTAGTAGGACATATCATAGAAGGTATTGGTTTAGTTTTCACAGATAGGGGAGGTCATGAAGTTAATGCTTAGAAACTTATTTCATGTTCTGCTTATACAAGAAAAGATGGTAACTACAACAATCCCCAACCATACAATAGGCGTACGGTTGGGGATTGTTGTCATATCGTAAAATTAAGTGTTTTTTCTAATATCAGATATTCAGTATGAACTTTACTTCCGCCATCATTTATCAAGTCCAAATTAATATAAGCTGTATATGATACATGATGATCACCAGGAGCAAGACGTTTCATATCTGATAAGAACATAGAATTTAAACCTTGGCCAGACCATGATTCTGGATATGGCAAAGGTTTAAAGTCGGCGTCTGTACATCTTACAACCCAAGTAAGATTAGGATCTGCCCTAACTATTCTATCATGAGGTCCATCAATTACAAGATCTGGCATCTCATATTGGTAACTATCATAATTAAGGACAATAGGATCACCAAAGTTTACACCGTATATAGCAGCAGGTGGAGTAAAGCTTGTTATTAAAAAGGTTCTATTAATCCTATTGGTTGTTCTTAGCGTAAACTCATCAGGTGCTATCACACTTACTCTAAATCCATAATAAGGAGAGGTTGTTAAAGCAATAGCAAGAACCACCGAATCCTGTTCAAGCAATTCCTCTGTCGTATCAACCTGACTATCGATCTCTTGCCTATCTTCCATTGGAACACCGCCTTGGACACTTATGGAATCCAGCCGTTCTTTTTTAGACAGAAAGATAAATTGCCCGCCCTGTGGAATGGTGCCTACTTTCTTTCCTTCTACGATTACCCCCCCCCTATACAATTGCTAACTATCTTATACTCATATAGTTTAGCATTATTTTGATATCTTCTTCTCATTTTTTTTTTGCAAGATACTATTTTTTTTCATAACAAAAGAAACCGGTTCCCTATCATCTCTGACTGAGAACCGGTAAGAAAACAATTTCAGAAAAAATTTAACCTACATAATCTTTCAAGTAAGAACAAAAAACGTACAATCTACTCTTTGACGATGCTAATATAACATATTGGAATCATACAAAAACAATTCAAGTCCGATATTCTTCGTCTATTTGTAACTAACATCATCGTCTCCTTCCGAATCAGGAGTGGCGCCAATGAAGAACATCATTGACTTGTTGTTCGTCTGCTGCCACCAATTATAGGCGCGCGCTATGTCTTCCGGCGTCTTGATATTATACCATTGTTTGATAAACGTCTGTTTGGCGAGTTGCCTAAATAGCTTAGACTCTCCTTTGTATGTGCCGGATGTTACTTTATCAAGTGAATAATTCCTAAGATCGGTAAGATCCTTCAGCTTCCTTCCCATAACAAACGGGTCGTTAATGATATCTACAACGTTAAGCTCCATAATAAACGGCATCTGTGAAGCTATTTCGTTTATGGTTCTGAATCCGACATAGGATCCAAATTGAGTAAGCCAGCTTTCTTCGTTTTCATCATCATCACGCCATCCGGCAAGAAGCATAGATACGGCTTGCATGATAAGGAACGTGCCGGCATAGACACTGAGGCGTTTGAGATTGGTTTTCTCTACCTCATTCATATTGTCTTTATTTTCGTTCCAGGCATCTATGATGTTTTTCATACCAGACTCGGAAGCCAGGCTAAATGTTTTGGCTATCATATTCTTTAACGTAATTGACAGTCCTTCCTCTTCTTGCATTGTCTGGAAATTGAAGCCACGTCTTTTCCACAGACGTTGAGCCGCCAGCACCAACCATCCTCGGTGGGCGGTCATGAACCTGGCTATCCAGTTGCGCGATGCGGCAGTTCGGTTTTCTTCATTCAAAGATCCGTTACATATCTGCGACAAGCTACGGACTTGATTCCTGGTTATAGCCATCTGGGTTTCAACTTCCTCAACAGTAACACCCGATCCGGGCTTTACAACCACCTTCCCATCCACGACATCTACCATACTCCATAAAGTACGATCTTTTAATGCGTTCCATTCTCTTTTTATGGTACTCTGTTCTTTATTGCGTTCTTTTTCCATCTTGAAATCTTGGAACGTGTAGAACCGGCCTTTGTAATAACGAACATTGTCCATAGTAGCAATCATAACCTGCGGATCAAGAGGGTAGTTCAGGATTTCCATAAAAGCATACATAGGTGAACGCATTAAGGTCCTGGCCGCTCTATTGTATCCGGCACCATACATACGATTTCGGATATTGAATATCCCCATTCTCTCACCTATGACATATAATTTGCTTTTCCTATCTATGTCTCCGGTTTCTGCTATACAAGATGGCGCAAGGCGTGAAAACTCAGCCGATGCGTATTTAAGGGAGTCTTTGCTTATATACTGTCCTACGGCAGATTCCATGATGAGGTTGATATGACCTGTTAAGGCGCCGGTAGCTGCCACAAACGGAGACAGTGCCAGGTTCATGACCGACATAAACCTTTCAACAGCCATCATAATTCTTGTAAGGTCTACCGTATATCCTCCGATGTTCACTGTAAGTTTTTTGGTGTTCATCCTAATGCCATAATAATGATCGTTGAAGAAGTCCCTGAACATCTGATATGCTTGGGTTGCTTCAGCCTTCTTACCGCCTTCAAATTGCTTGTTCAGTAACATCTGTTCCAGTCCTTGGGCAAGCTCTATAGACTTCTGCTTTTCGTTGTATAACGATGACTGCATCATAAGCATCGAATAAGAGTAGCCAAAATCGTGAGATACATCATCTTGGTTCTCCAATTCATATATGTAGTATTTAGGTATAGACCTAAGTCTGTCTTCCGGATCATACACTTCTCCTTGCCTGGTTTTACCGTATAAAGAATCGTCTACTCTGTCCAGGCACAAATCTGATACAAAATTACGAACTGTATTTTTGAAGTTAATACCCAATCCTTCTACACGTTCTATGTCTTGTTTGGATATCTGTGGAATAGCATACAGGTTCGGACTCTGCTCTTTGTATAGATCAAGGGATTGTCTTTTTATTTCCTTGAGTTTTTGAATCATATTCCACTGCTCTACGTTTTTAGTAGCAACTTCATTACCGCCAGCATCATACTTGATACCAAAGTCATTGAAATACGATTCATCACGATACAGGCTTTTCTTAGGCATTCGATGACCATACCCATGATCTTTTACAAAATCAGGATTACGGCCGCTATTTTCGGCTTCAGATTCAGCCACCCATGCCCTTGCAGGATCGAAAGACAGGTACGATATGTCCATGCCATAATCTTGGGTGGATGTACCGTTTTGTACGTCCTTAACCATCTGCGCCACATCTATCTCACCTCGACCGATTTTGTCGATCATAGCCGCATATCCGGTAGGAGTCATGCGTTTATAGTACGAAAAAACCTGGCTCCTGGCAAATTCATTAACAATAGCATTGGCCTCTTCTATGCCCTCTTCCCTTGTATTATTTAAAAATAAGCTGGCCATCTTAGCATTAACAGCATTCCTAAAATCTCTACCGTCTAATTCTTTGCTTATACCAAGCTTTTCTGACAGGTAGTTGGTTTCAGATACGGTAAACAGATATCGGTTATCAGCAGCCTTAAACAGCTTATCCCTTAAAGCCTGAATCCTTTTTGCTTTCTTCGCCGTAGTATGACGTTGTACGAACTTCCATTCCACTTCCTTGGAGTCAGCAAGAGCATTTAAATAAGACTGATTTACTTCGTTTTCAGCCTTACTGCTTTTAGTAAGGTACTTATCAATATCTTCAAGACCCACCATCTTAGCATAATCTATTAAGATAGCGTAATCGGCTTCAATAGCTTCAGATGCGGCCCTAAAAGCATCTCTTTCAGATAAGGTAAATGTCGCTTCGTTAATTTCTCCGATATCAGCCACATCGCGATTGTTTCCGATTATTTCCTTGATAATGGCCTTATTTTTTTCTATATCTTTTACAATCGAGTCCACGTCAGTCGCATCTCTATCACTTGTCGTAGAACTAATGATATCATGCGCCATTTTAAGATACGAAGCCTTGTTATTTGATTCGGTACGCGCCGACTGTTCCGATTCTACGTCATTCCAAAACCGATCGTTGAATGACAGGTGACCCCCCAACATAAGTGTCTTCAGCGCAGCTTCTCCTCCCGACTCGCTCTGAATCGTTCTTAATTTTTGCAAAAACGATTCTGATACGGCATTAGTGGCATTATTTGATTCTTTTCTCCAAACTTCATTTATGGCTTGTATTTCTTTGGCCATCTTAAGTTGGTCGCCGGTTTTTTCCACTCTCCTGGTTCCTACATATATGTATTCTGAAGCTGCTTCCTTACGTTGTTTACGAAGCAGTCCTTCTTCTTCGTAATTGCTGCTTTTAAAATAGGCAACCTCATCAAAATTACCACCGCTATCAATAAAAGGCTGCCTCAATATCCGTTTTTGCCTGGATAGGGCATTAAGGTATTCTTTGGTTGTTTGAGAAACCGGATGCCCTAATTCTTCTTCAGCCTTTTTGTATATGGATTCCATTCTTGTGGCATAACTTTCGCTAAATTCCAGTTCCGAATTTTCAGCATCCCACTTTTCCATCTGTTCCGTATAGATCTTTTCCTGCTCGATGGTAAAAATATCGGTATTAACCCTATCAGACGATGGTTTGAATTTAGCGTTTTCAGTAACCGTATTTCCATCCTTGTCAACTACTTCTCTTTTAAATACGTAATTACGGTTATTGTCAACCACATCACCAATTTCTTCTTCTGATATCTCTATGTTCATGGCAGTCGCAAACGCTCGCATCTGCGCCAGCTTCTTATTACGATCGTATTTAGCCATATCAAGAGCACTACGAAGGTAATTAGAAGTTTTGCCGTCTACTTTCTGAAGCAGTTTTTCAAATTCAGATTTGTTAAAACCATGCTTTTTAGCATATGCCAGGAAGTCGGATATGGCGGGCTGGGCATTCACCATCGCATTGTAATTGTCTTTGGCAATCATAGCTCCAAGAGCGTTATTGAACGGACTGGAAGAATGCTCTAATATACCAAACCACCTACTTATCCAAGAAACATCGTGTTGAACCTTGTCGAAAAATTCTTTTACTCTCTTTACCTTATCTGCCGGCACATGAAGTTCGTTCATTAACTTATCAAGCAACGTACTTTCATCAAGGTCTTGTACTGATTTAATATCAGACTGAATACCATTGATGTCGGCAATGACGGTATTGATCCTATTTGTATAATCCTGCTTTTCACGTTCATCAAATTCGGTACTTCTGTTACGGATATATCCTCGAAGATCGTTCATGATCGGAAGAACCTGATTGTTGATAATATCTACGTTCTTTCGATCATTGGTATTGAAGTGAAGCTTACCGTCTTTGGTATCACCATGAAGGATGGTGTTCACCACATTGCTTAAGTATCTGACCTGAGCTTCGGCTGTAGAGATCATGCTGTTCATGGCAGCCGCCATCTCATTCTTGTCTATTTCGGTCTCTACTTTATTTATCTTATCTTCTATGGTCTTAAGCTGCGCAAGGGTCATAGACGTAGTTACAGCCCTATCAGAGCTTATCTGACGTAAGTCTCTTAATGTTTTCCTTAATGCCAGGATCTTAGACTCAAGAAACTTGTTCTTGTTCATAGAAGAAAGGGAGTATAATGTAAAGTCATTATCCTTTAACAGAGAAGTGTCAAATCCTTTATCTATGTCAGTAATGGCAAGATCACGAATGTTTTTAATAACGTTATTCAAATCTTGTCTTTGGGTTGATAAAGCTGATTTAAGCCAGCTCACGATTCCAGAGAGAAGCTGCCGGACGCGCCCCAGGAAGGAGGTGGGCTCTACCGGCGCCTGTGCTGTGCCGGTCTGCATCTCCCTGGCGAGGATCTTTCCAAGAATTTCTCTCCTAACCGCATTATCAAGCTCAGCTCCTTCATATACCTTACCGTATGTATTATAATACTGACCTGCATACTGGTTCCACTCTTCCGTACCTTCTACATCTTGCAGAACAGCCTCAACAGCATTCTGATCTCTGTATGCCTCTACAAGGAAGTGGGCTGTTTCTTCTACTAAATCAGATAAAGTAGCATCTTCACCAACTGCTATTACGTTATTAGCAATATCCGCCAATGCCTTAGCAGAAGGTTCGTGCCCGTATTTGGTTTGGTACTTCTCTATATAGTCGGTCATACCTATGACGCTAACGCCAAGAGTTTTCAGTATCTCGACAATAGAATTTCGTTGGTCACGTTCCTGCCTGCTATAATCTGATACGATCTTAGCTTTAGTATCAGCATAAAGATCGTTGTCTTCTAATATGAATGAAACTACAAGCGCATCAAAATGATCGTACTTGGCGTCCAATTCATTGTATCTTCCTGACTTAAGATCGTTCTTTATCTGTTCCTTGCTAACCCTTTCCGTTCCTCCGGTGGCGAGTCTCATAGTTACCTTACTGTTATCCAACGAGCTTATGGTTATCATACCTTGGTCGTTCATGGAAACATCGGAACCAAAATGATTACGGAGCTCGGTGTATGATAAGGCTGAATTGAAAAGTCTAATTTGTCCTGTATAACCTTCTCCTGTAAGATAATAGCTTCTTGTTTCAGAATCGAATATCTTAGATCCTGACAAAAGACCTTTCTTTATAAGGTAGTTAATTATCCCGCCTTTTGTTGATAAAGAAGTAGAAGCAGAAGCGGTCATGACCGGTATAAAAGACTTGGGATTATTAAGAACATACTTTCCAGCTTTGTAAGTAATGTCTTCCACGCCATCCACGGTAGATTCTTGAACGGTTCCTGATAAGAATCCTATTCTAATATCATTCCCGCCAGAGCGAAGAGCTTCTCCGTAATCTTCAAATAATTGACTACGATCGTTCATGAAAAACAAACGAGGCTCTCCAGTCTGATACGTTACACCCACAGGATTAGAATCTGTTTCTGGTAGCTCTTCTGGGCTAAATATCTTAAGACCGTCTTTTATAACCATATAATTAACACCCTTATCCTGTACCACAGATACGGGAGTGAAGTCCGAAGATATAGCATCTTGTAAATACTGCCCGGCGTCTATTCCTGGTTCTTCCGGTACGGAAATACTTGATGGGATCATAGCATCCACCAACATAATATTATCACCCAGATCTTGGCTATAGAATCCGAAGCCTGATTCTTGAATCCCATAAGTTGCATCTGATTTTGATACAAGAACAGGATTACTCATCTTAGAAGCCTTATCCAGTACCCTTTCTCTATAAGCTTCCGGAATAAGATCAATGTTGGATTTAACCTTATTATAAGCCGGTTTGTTGATAGGCACTCTCTTTCTCCAGTCGCCAAAATCCTTTAAGAACTTATTAGAAAATACGGTTTTAAAAACAGTAGTAGCCCGTTCCCTGTTCTCCATAAGAGGAATAGATGCTATCTTATCAAACAACATAGACCTGTCCCCTGATCTGGTAGAGACAGAAACAACTTTCTTTTTATTATCTCTTTTAATAATACACGTTGATACCATGATAAAACATTTTTGTTATGAGACAAAGGTAGTTAAAAATAAAGCATATCATAAAAAATAAAGCCACCTAACTTCTCAGTCTGATGGCTTAAAAATAATATGAAAAAAAAAATTATAATCTGACGAAAAATCGTCAAGTTCAGCTTATATGTAATGCATGTACCCATCTCGGTGTATAAACCTTCCCGATTCAAAGCGCTCAATATCTTCAGGGCAAATAGGGCCCGAATCCTCTCTCCTGGCTTCAAACCAAAGCCCCGGCTTACGAAGTCGGCAAGTTATGATATAATTGAAGCAATTGTGCGTAAAATGGAAAACAGATCCTACAGGGAAATACCTATCAGCTTGAAATACGATTCTTTTTCGTTTAGTATCAAACGTGATATCTCCTACTATCTTAGCCACGTAATAGCTTCTGCCATTTAACGTTTCATCTGTTTGTGGTATCCAATAATAACCTCTTGCCATGCCACAAATATATAAAAAAAGTCGGACAAGACACATGTCCGACTTTATATTACTTTGATTCGTTTTCAAACCGCTTTATAAGAGAAGCAATATCATCACCACAAATAAACATCATTCGACGTTCTTCTTTTGGTTTATGAGACACTGGAATGGTTTTGTTTATCTTAATCTGATTCGCCAGACCTCTGCCTAAACGAATATCAACTTTTTTACCTTTCATGAATTATTTGTTTAAACAGACCAATTCCATCTATTATAATATGACCGCTTTGCATACGACCATTATTAGGATTATGTAGAAAATTGAAACCACTTTCTTTTTCCTGTCTTTCAAAAGAACTGATATCCTTTCCTCTACGGGCTCTTTCAAAAGCTTTCTTGAACAACTTGCCTCTAAAGGTCTTGACGAGGATCTTGGTAGCGTTATTGCCGGCTTTTACCATTGCTTTCCTTGCCTGGTCCTCCGAGACAAAACTGCTTCGGAAAATATACGATGCTGCTGCTTGTATATCTTGTTTAGTAATCATATGACAAACATTTCTTTCAAGATACTATTTTGTATGCTATATATCAATTTCATCCCATCTCTATCATATACGTCAAAAAAGGATTCACTTAAGTTCTTTGGATTTACATTCAGTTGAATTATGCAATTACCGGTATAAACCTTAATTCCGTAATTATCAGAGTATATATCTTGCATAGTCTCAAATGTCTCAATTAAATTTTCAACAAGGACTCTGTTAAATGAAAAAGGTTCTTTACCATTACCTTTAAATGTGATATGATCTAAATTTATGTTGTCAAATTCATACTCTAACTGATTGCCGTCCATCATATCATAAAATATTGACTTTCTGATTATAAATCCCATATTGTTTTATTTTTTTTAGTTAATACAAATGTTATTAAAATTACTCATTTTATTTATTAGATTCAACCTTGTATCACAAAGTATTTACTCTAATTGGATTAAACACAAATCCACTATCGATTATCTTTCCAATAAAAGAATCACCAATTACTTTTCTTGCTATTCCAATTGATCCATTAATATCTGCATTGATCAGTTTTCCAATTGAACTTTGAAACAATCCACGTTTCTTTCTTTTTCCTAAGTAGGATTCCTGTTTCTTTAGAGGTTCAAAAGCAAGATGATCTATCTTTGATGTATAGGATTCTTCATGAATAACAACATTGATTCCTAATAACTTTGCTTTGTAAACAATCTTATCTATTAACTTTGAATGAGGAATAGAAACAAAATGTTGGTTATTTCGCCTACCAATATTGATTTCCTGTTTCCATTCCTTATTTAATCCGATGATGATTGTTCCTATGTTGTTTGATCTACAGAAGTTGACAATATATCTGCTTATCTTATGCAACTTGTCTTCTATCCAACAATTTCTAAACAAAGTGATTCTTCTTATCCTATTTGAAGATCCTCTATCACCAACAAAAGACATCAACTTAGCTTTCTTCTTATTGTACCATTGATTAAATGATTTCATAATCCGTCCGTTTACAATGAAAGGAATTAATCCTACATTGCTAATACATGAACATAAATTATTCAATCCTAAATCAATCGAAAGAAAATTGTCTTTATCTAAACCAAGATCAATTTCCTTTCTTTCATAAACTACCTCTACTACATAACAGGTGGCTTGAGGTATGATTCTAACTTGTTTTAATTCATCTTTCTTTACATTTGTTTTGATCGGTTTAATTGTGTTTTTGACAAAATGGATATAACCATCATCCTTTATCCTACAATCACAGTTAGTAAAAACAACCATGTTTTGTTTCTTGCCCTTCTTATACGAAGGAAGATGAGGACGATGATTACCGTATTTCGAAGGATTCTTTTCAAAATCTTTCTTTAATCTCATCCAGGATTTTATGTTTTTAAATACCTGTTTAATCACCTGCTGTGAAACATGATTAGGTAAATTCCTGAAATCAAATTGGTTTTCTTTGCAAAGTTTGTTTGATAAATCAAACTCCTTTAAGTAGTTACCAGAAAAGACTCCTTGACGAATGTTGTAAAGAACATAATTGTACAACAAACCAGATTTGAGGCATATATCCTCAAACCAGTTGTCTTTAACTATATGTCTTTCAACAAGTTTCATTTAAACATTTTAATACACTAATACAAATCTTCTGAATACAACTGTTCTCTAATGGCACTCCTATCTACTACCATTTCCTGATTATTGTTTCTAACAAGTTCAGACGCTTCCTCTCTTGTTAAAAACCGGTTCTTGCTTGTCAAAAATCCTTGAACACTGCGGTTTTTATGGGCTATACCGTATGCCGCAAGTTGCGATATTATGGAACAATGCCTCAATCCACAAAATACGGTTCCGGATGGTATATTTACTGGACCGTGAGGCTTGTTCTTGTGATCTTGAACCCATATAGCTGCGCATACAACAATTTCCTTATCACACATAATTTACATATTTAAAATACCGTTTTTACCAATATGCTTCTTTTCTTCTTCAGTAGGCCATTCTTTCTTGAACTTACCATGCCACGTTCCAGGAACTACCACCAGTTTATCATCCTTATCATATTCAATAGCGGCGCATTCAGAACAAAGAGGCTTGCCTTCATATCCCTTTAGCGACTTATCGTAAATACGATTCTTACAAGGTCTTATAATAGCCCAGTAACATGATGTGGCTGTATTATCTATACAGCCACACTTTGAACATACAAACAAACTCATCCCGCAATCTCCCAGTCATTAGACATAATATCATGTTCGGTTGGATTCCAATTTGATGCTACTTTTTGACCTGTATCTATCATCAATATATTTACGTCAAACATACAGATATACTTTTTACCCCAATCGATTCTTTTTATCTTACGACCTAATTTAAGCCGTTCTAAAGCCTGTTCGAATGTCATGCCATGACGAGGCAGTTTGAGATACTTTTCAAGTCTGTCGGAGGCTTCATTTGGTGTATGGCCATCGTATTCGAAAGCGGTTTCTCTTTCAGGAACATCAAACAAATCCCAGTATTTGCTTTCATAGTGATTAGATACCTGACCGGTAGGTAGGATCGCCATCACAATAAACCAATCATCAGAACCGAAGCATTTTTCTCCGTCGCTGTGTCTCCTTGATTTGCAAACTTCAACCTGTCCGCTTCTGGCTAATAGATTAAAGAAGGCAGCGTTATACAACATGCGATACCGATACAATTCATTGAAAGTGTGGTATCCGTCAGAGACTTCTCCCACGTCTACAGGCTTCTTGTTTTGAATACTACCCAAAATATTCTCTATATAGAGCTGTATTTTATACATACCCATTTCGGTGTGGCCGTATTTGTTCAAGATATTATTGACATCGTATTGTATATTAAAATCTTTTTCAAATTCTACTTCAGGATGATTAGGATAGTAGTAATCTACTGATGCTTCTAACACAGACTTGATATGCTCTACTATCCTCGTGGCATCATCATGTTTTAAGAAATTCTTGAATCCCTCAACGAATTTAATATCTTCTTCGATTGTTGATTCGAACTCTTCTTTTGTCATTACTCTAACCACATTTTAAAATCTTTTAATTCCATGATTTGTTTTAAATTAATTGTTACTATACTTTCTTTATCCTACAATACAAACCCCACAAAAACTCAGCGGAGAAACTATCCCATACATTATTCTTCTGCCAAAGTTCTACTTTGTTAACAAACCAAGACCATGTGGGACCCTCATATGAAGAATCAGATGATGATCCCAATCCGATTTTCTCCATTTCATTCGCCACATCAGAATAAGGATCTAAATCGACTCCCCTAATCATGTTAATAATATCATCCTTGTCTAACGTAAATTGAAACCGCTCCTTGTTAGTAGGCGGATCTTGATTCAATTTACCAGTCGCAAGCCATTCTCCATCATGATACAATTCGGCAAGTTTCTTTACCTTATTTTTAAGAAAAGAATACTCTTGTGTGACTTCTATAAAATCAGCTTCGTTAGCTTCACCCTCTATGAAGATAACGGTTTTGCTTCCAGGTCTATGATCGTCTAAGCTTGCCGGGATCCCCAATATCGTCCATCCTTTAAACTCAGCTATCTTAAAACGCATGACGTCAAATACCTTATAGAAATCATCACAATCTACAGATTCTATTACCTTAATATCCTCTTCTGTGAATTTACCTCGTATCGGAATAGCGTAATGACCAGGGCAGCCATCGGTTCCGAAATATGCGATTCTAACCACGATATTTACAATATTTTAATTTATTTTGCTAAAACATTCATATAACATGGCACATCTACCACATCTCTTCTACGAAGTCCCTTATCAAAATAGGAAACCATATAAGTATTTTTACCTTCGTGATCAGGTCTGGGATCAAAACATTCAAAAACGAATCTTGTTATACCTTCCAAATGACCAAGCATGAAAACAAATTCGCCACTGTATCTTTTATTAGCCAATTCTTCTACAGTCATAATCTGTCCCCTCCTAATCCTGAATTGATGCTAACGTACTTAACACGGACATCATTTCCACGTCCAAGCTGACCCCAGCCGGGCGATGGCGTTCCCTTGGCCGGAGCAGGGACAGCCCTAAGCCGAGACCAGTCCTGCTTTTGCCTCATGGCTTCAGCCTCTTTGTAATACCGGTTACACAGTTCTTGATCTTCGTAACCAACGTAATCTTCCTTATTTTCCATATAGAATACTTTTTCAACAAAAGTACGACATTCATGAATTAATTAGATTTAAAATAAAAACCCGATACGTTAAAATCGCATCGGGCCTGGTATTGAAAAAAAATAGGTTCAGATCTTGGGTAAAGATTCGAGCCAATTTTTAACATCTTTATATTTAGGGTCTTTGTCTATTCTATCTTTCAGTTCATGCAATGCTGAGTCCATAACCGTATTCGGTACGCCAATCAACTCTCCTATTAAATACAATGGGGTTTTATTCGATTTAGATTCGTGTGCTATATTCATATCCAAAAAAAAGTTCTGTGAAACAAACCGGCCACGGGTATTCTATTGCCCGCCGACCGGTATAATATTTTTATTCCTTTTTTTCCAAACGGGAAAAACGGGAATGCGGGAATCATATTTTTTACTATGGCTCCCGCACCACCGGAAGGACCTGGATCTGGATCTCAGGTCAGATCCTTCCAGTTTATTTTTTCGCCGAGGTAATCTTGCACGGCAAGCCATCTTATAAAGGCTACTCCTTCGGGAGCATCCGGATCATCCAAATACATTAACGTAGCTTTCACCAACTCGTTCTCACATTTGAAGACCTTCGGAAAACCATCCGAATAGTACATTGCAAAGACATATTGGACATCGCCCCATGTCGCTTTATCCGGCTTCTTCGCTCCGCACTTTTCAAAAATATCTTTTATTTCCGGCTGCTTCCAGATCCTCTTGGATCCATCGACGTTGACCATCTTCTTTACCGCCTCATCAGCGAGAGCATTAGAAAAATGGTAGCCGTAAGTATCTACATATTTCTGATAAGCTGGATCCTCTGCGTCTGCTCCTCAATAAGAACGACCTCTGCCACGTCCGCGACCTCTACGCATCTGAGGTCCGTCACCGTAGTATCTGTCGTCTCCATAGTAATCGGTCGGGTAGGATTCGTAACCCATCCTCCGGTATTCCCGGTCCTCCATTTCATGACGACGTTCGCGCTCTTCGAGCCTTCTTTCCCTTTCTTCCAGCTCGTTTTCGCGCTCTTCCATTTCCTTCATCTTCTCATGCATACCGTAATGGTCGTAAATACCACCACCATACCCCATGTACGTCCCATCAGAACGCCGGCTTCTGCCTCTGCCTCCACCTCGTCTGTCTTCTATCTCGTCATATCCAGGATATTCTCTGTGTCCTGAATTTAAATCATATACTATCATATTATACTTATTTCAAACGTTCTACAATTAACTTCTTTAAATCTTCGAATGAATCAGTAAGGTCATTCACCTTATTTTCTATACCAGCTATTTTACGATCCTGCTCTCTCGTTTGCTTGAATGCCGGATTGATATCTTCTAATATAGATTCACAAGCCTCTATCTTGGCACGATGGGCATCTACGCTGTTTATTATGTCTTGACTGGTGTTTTTTATAGCATTCAGTTCGTTCATAATCGGATCTATGCTGGTAGATAATGTTATGCCCATAGCCTTAGCCACATTCTGGGATTCCGGGACCGTATAGGTCTTGGTTTCGCCAGTGAGCTCTACCGTCAGATCCACCACGCGGGTCTGCATCGCCTGATACTGACCTGGCTGAGGAGGAAGATACCTGGGTTCGGATACGGCTACTACCTTTCCCAATTCGTATTTAGGTACTGTATTAGTATCAAGGGTATGTACCTGAAACCCTTTCTTCAAATCTGAAAACATGATCAAAATATTAGTTAGGTGAAAATAGGGTGATGATCTTCATCACCCTACTGAAATCATTTACCTGCTTTAACTTCAGATGCCTGGGCTGTTGTTGTCGGAACACAACAATCCATTAATCTTAACACGCCACGAACTTTATTGAAGTACAGAAGGCGTTCTGTGCCATTTACCATAGCAGCACCCGTGACAGCTACGTTAATAGGGTTCACGACATTCACTCCCGTAACCGGGCAACAGGTGTCGGCTCCTACTGTTGAAACTGTGCTGTTTGCCGGGACCGCAATCTGTACCGGTAGAGCACTTCCGGCTGTGGGGACTACTTGCCTTATCTTAAGAAGGATAAGACCCTCACACGGAAGGGCGATCCAAGCCCGTGGGTTAATACCGAAGACTGTATTTGTCGTACTGACAATAACATTCTTCGTAACCATCTCATACAACGATCCTATTTTAGAAACACAAGCCATATTAGCCTCCTTTCTTAATAAAATCAGACAGCAGCGTTGTTATTGCAACATCCGTTGTTACATCCACATCCGTTATTGCAGCAACCTCCTCCGAATACCTGTCCCCAAGTATAAGCCTGGTAAGGAGAACAAGAGGGGTAGGCCGGGACGGCCGTCGGACGTAATTGACCAACGATATTCTGGGTTTGTTGCTGAGATAATGCCGAAGCTGTCAAAGCCGCTTTTTCTTCACGAAGTTGAGCAATAGTGTTCTGCATTTCCCTCATTTCCAACTGACAGAATTTGTCGTTGATCATAACGGTTTAGGCGTCAAGTTTCGCAGACAAGATATTGAATTGGCTTGTAGCTTGCTCTCGATTGTTAGCCAGACCTTGGTTGAGACCGTTCTGCAAGATATTGGTTTGTTCCAACGTGCGAAGCTGGTTATCAAAACCTTGCTGAGTAATCATTCCCTGAGTCTGGCAAGTGCTTTGATTGATCAACGAACTCAAATTGCAGCAGCAAGAGCTGATTTGATTTCCTATTTCACAACCTTGTTGTTGAACTGCGTTGATAACAGCCTGAGAAGTCATACCTACCTGACCAGCTACTTTATCAATAGCACCCTGTACGTTGCAGATAGCGTTTTGAAGTTGAGTAGTAGAACAGTTCAAAGCAGAAGCAATCTGATCTATGGCGCTACGATTACCTTGAATTGCCTGCATCAAAAGTTCACGACCGTAATCGTTATTCAACTGAGCCGGCAAACCATTGGCACAACAATCACCGCCATTTCCAAAACCGTTACCGAAGCCGCGTCCACCCCACAGCCAGAACAAAACAATTATCCAGAGCCACCAACCGTTAGCCCCGCCGAAACCGTCCTGGTTGTTACGACCGTTCATCAAAGCCGCCACCAGATTAGGATCCATTTTATTACCACCTATCAAATTAGCAAACATGCCGGGAATCATTGAAAGAAGACCGTTGGTAGCTGCTGCACCACCGCCGTTAGCCCCGGCTCCATCTAAAAGGACGATTTTATCACCACCCATAATTTATAGTATTTAATTGTTAAACATACGTGCATGAAGCACGTAACAAAGTTCATGATTGTAAGGTGGAATATAGGTGTGTTTATTTCTTATAGAAGAGAAATATTTTCAGCAAAAACAGAAACAAAAAAAGGTAGTGTTTTTTATTCTTTCAAAACACCACCTGTAAATAAACTTAAGCAAACTTGCCATATTTTAGAAACACATTTTTGAGTTTTCCTTTTATACCATTTAAGGTCACTTCATATCCGGAGCCTGTCATGTATATGGTTTGTTGATTGATTCTATCACCAGAATACTTATCTATGAAATAAGACCTATACACTCCATACCCTTTAACTACAACATTGCTATATAGCTCCCATTTGCCAAGACCGTTCCTAAACATGAATTTAGCTTCTTCAAGGAATGAGCGAAGATTCTTTTCAGCAATAATAACACCATTTTGCTCTAACTTCTTTGCAATATCACGAATCAGCCACATATTGTTATGGTCTACTTTCCTAAAAGACTCGGCAAATTCTACATCGGGCTTGTGTTCTTCTATTGTTTTCAAAGCTTGTTGCTTCTCTGCCTCTGCCTGCGACTTTTCGGCTATAGCTTTTTGAGCAGCTTCATATTGATCAGCCCAGGCTCTTGCTGCATCTGCCGGATTAGAAAAGTCAGGGACCAAAATTCCCTTTCCACCGGAACTTGTTTTATATTCTCCTGTTTTACGAATAGAAGGAAGAACCTCAGATGTTACCCATTTCTTAAATCTCTTAGCAGACTCTAATTTTGAAGATAATATAAGAGAATATAAACCAGATTCATTAATTATTCTTATACTATCTATATATCTGGTTTTCAATATAGATCGTTTTACGCCCCATTGATTATCAGATACTTGCAAAAGCATAGAATCATCATCATCTACATGTCTTTTTACCGCATCTTTAGCATTTATATATCCAAGAGATTTAGCCACATCTGACGCCACAAACCAAACATCTCCTTTTGGATCTACAATAATTCTAAGCTCTCCAAAATCCGAACTTTCAAAAACAGAAACTTTATCCATGATAAAAAAAATAGGCCCAAAAGAGAATGTCAGATCCCACTATGACAAACCCTAATGAGCCAAAAATATCTTTCAACATCAAACAACCAGAGGTGGGATCTCGTTGTTCATTGTTTCTGAAACAAAGATAGGAACAGGATCTTAAATAGCAAATATTTTAATACTTTTTAAATCAAACCAGGGCCCGCATCACTGCGAACCCTGATCTACACTAATCTAAACTAATACCATGAAAAACTTAAATCTAAAAACTAAAGAACACACAAATGTATGAAAATGTATGCTTTTCACAAAGAATCTGTATCCTGTTCTTTTGTGTGATTCAAGACATGGGATATAGTTCTGATACTTAATCCGGTTTGATTTTGTATCAGATTATAAATATAGGATTTTGAAACTACAGTTCTTAATTGACCTAAATCATTCATAATGTTTTTATGCATAAGATGAATGCTGTTGTTACGTTTGATGGTACTGATTCTCATTTCCTACTGTTATTAGTTACGTTCGGTTCTTACTTTTTCCTTATTTCCATAATCCCTTCCTGAAACTAATATTGCAAACTTAATAAAAATAATTCATAAACAATGAAAATCTAACTTTTCTTGTATGTTATTGATATACGTACATATATGAGAAAAGTGAGACTTTCACAAGCCTCACTTCCCAAATTATAACTACGAAAAAACTATATATATGTACAAAAATTACCTGCATTCTAATTTGTTAAGATCATCCAATTCAGACTTGCTTACGATCATATCTTGCGTCAAGCCAGATCTGTTTTGGTATGGAGCGTAATCGGTTTCTACCGTCTTAGCCTTCTGAGTAGAATCGTATTTCACCTCTGATTCGGTTCCTGTCAGATTTTGGTAGATAGAGCCGGAACTACTCTCGCTTACTTTAGACCATATCTTATTACCTACTCTTATAAAATTATCATAAATACCTTCGGCTGTTATAACACCATCTTGCTCTACGATATTAGGGCCCGATTTTTCTTTTAACAAATACGGGTGCCTGGTGTAAAAATAGTGTTCAAAATCATTCCCGGCATACGAAGGGTCATACTTCTCCAAATAAAACAATTCTGATAAAGAAGGGTCGGTACTGGTCATGCTATAATCAAACAACATCAACCTGTCTTTTCCAGATAAAGATAATTCTATTGATTTCAAAATATCAGGATCATCAGAAATAAGGCCCAAAGATGGACCAGGTTTGAAGTCAAGATACTTATAGGCATTATCATATAATTTTGTTTTATGGAGTTTGTTGTCAAGGTAAGATTGGTATAAATCGAATAAGGATAATGGGTTTTCGCTATCTTGTTTTTTGTTCATGTATCGACTATACTCCCGATCCATATCCGCGTAAGAAATGTCAAGTACCGCCGGGTGCCCAAACGCCATCCTGGTCATTATCATGTCCTCTGTGTTTTGAGAATCCATGAACGATCTGACGTATTTTTTAATGGAATCCATGAGCGTATTATTATCTACGTTCCGTACTTTCTCTTTATCCAAAACGCCGTTCTTAAAACAAGATTCAGGATATATTTTAGTAGAAAAATGAGTTAGGTTGTGCTTGGCTAATACTGTTGATATTTGATACATCTCGTTAAGATCATCTTTGCTGATCCTTTGATATAGATTATCTCCTACCTTAAGCAATGAATGTTTCTCAAATGCCTCTACTGGGTCTATATCGGATTCAGAATAAACGATATTCAAATTATCCATATACTCCGGTAATAATCCAAAATAATAATCTGTGCTATCACCAAGAATATCATCTATAGAAGATGCCAGCGTTGGAGCATAATTTACATCATTATGCCTGGCCACATAAATATCAAGATCCAGCATCAAATTATCTATCTTATTCAAAGATTCTTCTGTGCCATCATAAGTTTCCGATGTCCCTATTATATCTATGCCAAACCACGTACAAGCCTCTTCTATATCCCATATCATGCTTCTTAAGTCGGATTCGGTGTCGGCATTAGCCCTATGTAAATAAGCTGATATACGAGCTCTTAGGAACTCTATTTTGCCAGGATTGTAATAAGACAGATCTTGTAGCTTAGACAAGGATCTTCTCTTGCCTTCTACCACATCATCCCCTTCTATGTTTATTACCGGAATCTTATTCGTAGATGAGAACTCATCAAACATAGATTCGGCAAATTCTTTATCAGAAACGAATTTCTCAACCAGTTCAGGGTATGAGTTTCTCAACGATTCAAAAGCAGATGAAAATTCAGAAAAGTTTTTTATGCCGGCTACTGTTTTACGCATAGCATAATAAAGCTCAGAAGGATTATATGGTACCTTTTTACCAAATTGGTTAAACACTCCCTCCTTGTAAACAATAGGACCATACTGATAGTCAATAGACATAAAATAATTATCTTTTTCCCTATCATGTTCGTTAATAGAAGAATCTATTAACTTTCTCATGGAAGTCGAAACCTCGTTTAAAACAGAAGGATCGGATAAAATACGACTTATTTCTGTTTCATCATACAAACCGGATCTCCTTAATTTCTGCTCATTCAGTATCAAACTGCCATCTACATAAAAATCGAAGAGAATAGCATTAGACAATGAAGACGCATTGAAAAAATAATGAGTAGACAAAAGGAAATCCCTTACATCCTTAACATCCTGAGCCGTTAAAGGATCAGCAAAATAAGTCTGACGCTTCATATACGACAGCACGTCTTCTAAAAGAGGTTCACCATTGGGATCGGTATTAAACATCTCTCCTGGAGCCGGGTTATTCCAATGACCGTAATACGACAAAAAACCAGGAGTGTAAGCCTTAGCCCATACCTGAAGAGCCCGCTCGCTGTTTCCTAATACTTTTAAAGCACTTTCGTAAAGAACGGAAGGCTCCCCGTTAGGAGCCTTAACCCGTTTTATTTTATTTTCCTTCTTTTCTATCTGACATTTGACACCCATAATAATTAACTTTGGTGATTATATACAACTTTACACCACAAATATAAGAAATTGTTTTTATATATAGATAATAATTCCTACATTTGTGTCATGAGATTAGTCGAACAACATACAATCAAGCCAAGTTCTGTTTATTATAATGAACTTTATGACCTATTGCATAAGTGTAAAAACTTATACAATAAAGGATTGTATGTTGTTAGACAACACTATTTTCAATACAAGGATGATAATACTGTAAAGTACAAATATCTCAACTACTATTCTCTTGAAAAGAAACTAAGAGCAGAAAATGATGTTGACTATCGTGCTTTACCAACACCTGTTGCTCAACAAGTGTTGATGATGGTTGATAGAAACTTCAAATCTTTCTTCAATCTTCTAAATAAAAGGAATAGAGGTGAGTATTCCGAATTTGTTAGAATACCTAAGTATCTTAACAAAGATGGTTTGTTTCCTGCTGTTTTTACAACCATAGCTTTTTCTCAAAAATGGATAAAACAAGGTGTTGTTAAGTTACCTAAGCAATTCTCTTTCACGACAAGAACCAATAAACAAAATATTCAACAACTTAGATTCATTCCTAAGAATGGGTATATTGTTCTTGAAATAGTTTACAATAAGAAGGAAAAGAATCTTATGTCAGATAATGGAAACTACCTTGGTATCGACATAGGATTAGATAATTTAGCCTCTTGTGTTTCAAACACCGGTTCTTGTTTTATCATCAATGGTAGACCACTGAAGTCTATCAACCAGTATTATAATAAGAAATTAGCATACTTAAAATCTAAGTTAAAAGATAACAAACAAATTTCAAAACAAATCAGGTCATTAACCAACAAAAGAAATAACAAGATCAAGGATTATCTTCATAAGGCAAGTAGGATATTGATTAATCACGTAGTTTCCAATGGTATTAATACGATCATAATCGGTCATAACAAATGCTGGAAACAAGAGATCAATATCGGAAAACGAAATAATCAAAACTTTGTATCTATTCCTTTTAATATGTTTATCAGTATGGTATCGTATAAAGCGACATTAGAAGGTATTAATGTTAAGATCGTTGAAGAATCTTATACTTCAAAATGTAGCTTTTTGGATAATGAACGGATTTGTAAACATGAATCTTACAAAGGAAGAAGGATTAAACGAGGATTGTTTAAAACTTCTTCTGGTAGTATTATTAATGCTGATATCAATGGTGCTTTTAACATCATCCGTAAATCGGAAAAAGAATCCTTTGATGTAACGATGTTACCAAAAGGTAGAGGGTTTTGGTGGAACCCGGTACGGATTTCCGTATAAATATGTATTACTTTACGCTTTTGGTGTAAAGTAATACATAATCACCTAAAAATAACAATAATTTTCATTAATGCTTGGATCATATTCGTACCAATATGTTAGATCTTGTATATGATCTTCTATGTTACCAATTTTGTTTTCACCTAATATAAAAATACCATTATTGCTATGATTATAAACCATAGATTCATAACCACCATAATTCCAATTACTATTAAACATTATGTAACTAACATCAGAATCATGATCTTTTAATACAGGTCCTATATGTATATGAATTTTATTAAACTGACATACATAAGGTCTTTTTCCTCCAAGCCTTTTTATATCTTCATTGGATAACTTATTATAACATCCTCCCACGAAATTATCCGCAGCATTAAAAAATCTCCTTCTCATACTCAACACTCCTTATTTAACTCATTTATCGAATCCGAATTATCAGAACCTTCTACGAGATTCTTATTCCTATCTATCTCTTCCTGGCTCATATTACTCATCATATTTTGTATTTTTCTACCAGATTGAGATAAAGAGCGGATGAATGCACTGGAACTTATCTTAACTCCAAGATCCGGTTTTGCCCTAAACGCTTCACCGGTACTGATATTATACAAATCATACACACCTGAGTTCATATAGAATTTATATATCCAGTTTCCACCAGCTTTTTTGTATCCTAATTTGGTTAGCTCGACTACACTCATACCAAATTTAATGCCATTACGACCCATTATCTTCTCCGGTATAGGTTCTACCTTAGCCGGAACAGATGTATATGCTTCATCACCGCCGTACAGGAAATAAGGGGTTGTCACCCTTGATATGTGAGTAAGCGACTCTTCGGATATACGAGGTTCGTCTTTCGCAGCCTTAGATCCTTTCCTTGGATTGGATATTCTAATAAAAGGATCGTATGTCAAAAAGGTTAAACCGTATTCTACTTTATAACCTGATACGCCGTTAAGATCCCTTATAGCCTTAGTCGTATGCGAGTGATTGATGGTGTCTATACCATACTTTGATTCCATATCGGTCATAATACTATTAACCTCATCCCCCTCTACATAAACCTCTTCTCCTTCCGGGATAGAGGTTATGCCGGCAGCCCTTCTAAGTAGCCATAAAGTAACTTCAGCAATGTCAGAGAACTTATCTCCGTTCTTCCTATAGTTATCTACTCTTCCTTCTTCAGATCCAGGTAATTCGACATTTCCTTTAACTTCGACATTTGTTCTGGATTGTCCTTTGCCTTCTCCATCTCCCTTTTTATCGCCATCTTCCTCAGTGCGTACTGCACCGCCTTCTGCACTTCCTTCTTTTCCATCATTTAAAATATTATCTGATTCTGACTCTATAGACTCCACTACAGCATCATACTCTGGTATGCCGCTAAGGAAATCTGCTACGTTATTCAAAAACTCTATTTTTTCCTCGTTTGTCATATCAAGGCTTTCCACGGGCTCCCATATGGCAGGCAAGTTGTTTGATTTTATTGCAGTAGAAACATCTTCTACAGTTTTATTATCCACCGTAGGCAAAACTTTAGAAACCAAACTATTGATATCAGATTCCATTTTTTCTACTTCCTCTTTTGTGCCATATTCTTTTAGGGTATCCATGCCATTGACTCTAAGAGAATAATTCAAAGCCTTGCTTGGAACAAAATTAATATATTTCAAAAAGTTTTTCAACTCTGATATAATTTGTTCGTCAGATCTTGGCCCAACATAATCAACCACCACCTGATCTGTTTGAGAACGAAGCCAAGAAACGTATTCTTCTAAGGTCTTACCACCTTTACTGGAAGGAGTGGATATTTTATCACCTACTGTTCCTTTAGGTTCTAATCCCATTTCTTCCTTAAGGCTTTTAGGATTACCTCTCTCACGAAGAAACCTCAAATCACCTCCTACAATCTTCCTTGCTATAAAATCAAAAATATTAGCATAAGACGGCAATCCTTCTTTTTCTATATGAGATTCTATTTCGTTTAACATAAGAGAGAAGTTTTTCCTGGAGGTACGCTTCTTGCCAGGTAAAGACTGCGCAGCTTGTGCCGCAGGAGCCGGCTGAGCTAATGGCGCCGGCTGAGTCTCCCAGACAGCCCCTTCCTCTGGCATTTCCTCTTCATAAACATCCACGTCTTCTTTAGAAGTAACGGTCTTACCCTCATCAGAGAAAGGAAGATCATCCTCTATAAGCGACTTAGGGCTGGAAGATGATTTACCAAACTGAATCCTGATCTTAGGAGCGACAAACATCTCACCTTCGAAATCTATTCCAGATTCTACTTCAGACGTCACAATGTCTTTCACGCTCCTACTTCCATCTTCTACCCACTTAACAACATCAGGAACCGTAGATAATTTTTCTATAGCCTCACGAGCTTTTCTAAGCCCTGAAATAGGATTCAAATACGATACTTGATACGAAGCCGGATCAAGACCTAACTTGGTTAGATACGCATTAAGATCTTGTATGTCATCTTGACCCATCTGTAGCAATTCAGAATCACCAGATTCAAGCAGCATATCTATAAAAGACATCCATTTCTGCCCTTCCTCTGATTCTACAGAACGTAGGCTAACTGGGAAAAGATAATTAAGACCGTTTTTACCTTTGATGACGACTACCGGAACTCTTACATTTTTGTAATTATTCCCCTTGTCATTTAATATAGAATAAGCAAATGGGAAGCCTGTGTATTTAGATCCGTTCTTAAGCACGACTTTGCCATTTAATACATATCCTACATCAGATATTTTTTCAGCACCTTTTTCGGTAATGGGGAGATTTTCTACCTGGCCATATCCTTGACCGTTCACCTTCATGTTAAACACCGGTCTTCCGGGAAGGGTCTGGGCAACAACATGCGTGCCGACGCCGATGGTAGCCGACCGGCCGGCATCCTTCTTCCACTTGTTGAAAGCCGTTCTTCTTATTTTACTTATACCATCTATGCCTCCTGTATCAGCTTTTACAACAGAAACGAATCGGTTCCCACTCATGACCTTGATAACCATATTGGACACCAGTTTATTCTCAGCAGATTCTATTCTTTTTTTATCGCCGGACTGAACAGCATCATTGTATTCGGCAAAAAGAGACTGATTATAGGTATCATTTACATCTATTTCGAGATTAACCTTATCTCCTTTTTTCAAAGAAGATAATGCTTCCTGATCTATTTTATCTACCTCATTCTCTCCGAATCCAACACCTGTTCTGTACGGAACCAACTCATCTGAATCAAGACGCTTATAAACCAAAGAATAGGAATTACCCACGTCCTGAATAGACACGTCTGTGTAACGGTTAAGAACACGAGCCGATTCTTTGTCTATAGACCATCTCGCATGATAAGGCAATTCAATTATAGTAGCCGTTTCTCCACCTATATTAAGAGAATACCTTTTAGTGCCATTAGCGTTCGTTTCAGAGCTTATTTGAATAGGAACCAATGATTTTATAGAAGATATAAATTTATCGGCTCTAAGACCTGCAATTTCATACCTTTCATTGCCGTCATTGGAGATTCTTCTTACCATCAACGTCTCTGGATTCTGGGCGCTATCTATATTGGCTCCCGGCGTATTATCAGATTCGTCTAATTCATTTACAAGAGAATCTATATTAGCATCATCCTCCCCAAAATTACTTAACGTAGATTCGGAAATACGACCTTTATCAATAATCCTGTTTTGTTCGATATAAGGAAGGAGATCCGTGATGTTTCCAACCTGGCCAAGATCTTCTATGGTAAATACCGAATCGGCAAGCTTATCTTCGTCAACTTTCTCCCCTTTGTCCCGTCTGTTCATTATATCAACATACGAAGAAATAGCATCATCAAGTTCCTTCCTTTGATCTGGTTCCAAATTGGATTTAGCCATATCAATAATAGCTTTATTATCCTCATACACAGATCTCGGACTTGTAAGCCTATCAGCCTTTTCAGATAATGATTTTATGAGATTAACGGGACTGTCACCCAAAGACGATACATAATCATCAAAATCTTGTTTGTATTTATCATACACATCTTTTTCTCTCTCAGTAAGAAGATCGGCATTACCTGTATATAGTTTATCAATTATAGACTGCCTTACGGCCGGAACCATAATAGGATTATCCATAGCAGCCTCATAATCTTCATCCGATACAGACTCCGTAAGCGGTGACTCTTTTATATCATCTTCTGCTTCCTTCATCCTATCTTCCCTTACTTTATCAAGAGCATGCATAAAAGCCTTGATAGTCCAAGCTTCGTCTTCCGAAATCTTACCTTCTGACACAGCTTGATCTACTACCTCATCAGTGTCATATTCACCAACTTTATTAGACTCTGCAAAATCAGGAACCTTGTCATCCCCTTTATAAGGAGTAGACCATAGAGAAGACAGCGCTTTTGAAAACCCCCTGTTTTCCTCAGCTAAGAATCTTTTATCAAGCATCTTAGACAAGAAGTTATTCATATTCCTATAGTCCATCAAACTTCTTCGGTATTCATTTACCAAGGATCTCATGGCTTTGTCTTTGGCTGTAAACTTCTTTTCCTGTCTTGATTTTACATTAAAATAATCATCAAAAGCCACAAGCGTATCATAGGCTTCTATCACATCTTGTGAACTTATGGGAGAAAGAGGAGATGATAAAACAGATTCGGTTTTACTTACCAGCTCTTCTATCGAAAACTCTTTTCCTATTAACGTTGATAACTCAGACAACGAATTATTGTAATTGGTTCTAAGGCTTCCCAATTCTTTGGTTTTTCGTTGTATGGATTCAGCTTGTGGATCTTTCCCTTCTACGTTGCGAGGGCGGGTAGCAAGATCTTCTATTTCGGATTCAAGTTCTTCTATTCTTGACCGTATGCCACGGATAGCCATCGCCCGCTCCCTTGCCCTGTCCGACAGCCGGGAGAACGTACTTAGAGCATCCGCCACGCGAGGCTGCCCCGAAAGCGTTTCTATGACAGAAGCTATGTCTTTCATTCTTGATTCTGATTGAAGACCAAGGAAGGCATTACGAGCCACGTATTTCCTAAACTCAATCTTAGAATCATCACCTATAAGATCTTCGGCAAAACTCTGGGCAGATCTGAAATCCGAAAGACGATTGTTATAATTATCAATAATAGAATCCTTGTATTTCTTTGCCTCTTCCAAAGACATTCCATTAGCTTCGGCTATTTCCGAAATAGGCATCATATCAATCATCTGCCTAAAATTTTCAGCCGAATCCTCTAAGGTTCCCATTTGGTTGTCAATAGACATCTTTTCAAACATAGCATCATCAAGCTCCTTGCCAGTCATAGACTGGGCATCGGAACGAACTTGAGGCCCTAAACTCATTGATTTTTTCAACGTATTCAAAGCCGCCGTGTTAAGATTAGAAGATGCTTTGTTGTATTCATTCACTTGCCTTTCCAGCAAGATCTGACTATTGCTATACTCTTTAACCCCAAAGAAGCCTTCCCTCATACCAAACAAAGAACCGATAATAGCACCGATTCCTATTTCAGTCCATCCTTCTTTAGACGTATATTGCTTTTTAAATCCTTCAGAAATAGCATCAAGAACATCAACGGCTCCGTTCATGGCTACATTATCATATCTTGACTTAACATATTCCTCAGCCGTATTCTGAACAGCACCTTGAGATCCTTCTTCCCATAAGCCTTCGGACACCGGCCTTTTCATGATATTGAAAACATTGCCTGCTATCTTTTGTCCTATATTGGGATTGGTTATTTTAATAGCCATCTCTCCCGGCTTCGCAACTTCCGTCCCTAATCCAAATAAATGCTTGTTGAGCTTCTTTTCCAACCCTGGTATAGCCTTGCCTCCTAACCCTATATACTTACCAAAAAGAAGCCAGTTAGATAATCCTACTATACCCATATTGGCGGCAAATATAGCACTACCTACATCAGCATTAGAATTACGAAAAACAGCCATTTCCTCTGCATTGGGATCACGACCATAAATCTTACGATAATAATCCTTGAAATCAGACTCAGATTGCTTCATAAAAGAATTTGCTTCAACCGATGACTCGAATCCGGCACTGGTAGCCAACAACGTCATGGTTTTAGCCGCCTCCCCTACATTTCTTCCGGTAGCAACTCCTTTTCTTACATAGTCATTAAACACGCTTTTAAGGCTTCCTATACCCCTATTTGCAGCTTGCCTTGCTGCTAACTTAGCTCCGATTCTTCCACCTAATTTAGCACCTATATTGCCCAATGATCCAACTCCAAGTCCTCCGGTCATGTACGCTGATATCATGGCTCCTACGGTAAAAGACATTCCGTTACCAAGGACATCATTCCATAAGAAATTACCGGTATCCTTAAAAAGCTTCTGACCGAAATTATAATCTTCTACCTCTTTCTTGTAATAATGGGGAAGAAGCATGTCTATTTGCTGGTCAAGATCACCTACAAACTTATCCATGTTAGTGTTTAACGCAGCTTTGTAACTTCCCTCAGATGCCATATTGATAAGTTTGTCAGGCAATGACACAACTCCTTGTGCACCGTACAATGCGGATTTTAAAGCGAATTTGCCTACACCATTCCAAAACTTACTCCATCCGCTCTGTCTCCTGGCATAATAATCTTCATTGTTTATACCCGGAATATAGTTAGAATATTTTGTACGCCATACCCCATCATTACCCATCTGATGACTTTCACGGATACTTACCTTCGGTCCATAGGGATTAAGAGGCGGCGGGACAGGTGTAGCCCCCCTGTAGCTGTTACGAGCCAGTGCCTCCGAGTAGCTGTTGCTTATCTCCTTGGCTATATACGGTTCTTCGTATTCGGCAGCAGCTATCCTTGATGCGTAATCCGGAAATTTAGGTTGGGCATACACACCTTCACCAGGCATATAATTAGGAACCAGAGGTGTTGTCGTCTCTGGTAATGTAGCCGGAGTGTAATTCTCTTCTTCGGCTAATTTCCTTTGCCTTGCCACATCTTCGTAAGTGGTTTTAGCAGCAGGATTATATCTATCTATATTATTGTCAGCCATAAATTTTCTGCAAAAAATCGTTCAACTTACTAAACTTGTCATTCATATTGGGCGTGATATTTATTCCTCTCATATACGGATCCCTCATCTGATCAAGACGTTCTTGAACAGCCTCCTTCACGTATTTTACAAAGAAGTACTGAGGACACTTCTGGTGAATGCTATTCCAGTAATCCGCATACTCATCATTACCTGGATCCAAAGGAACAAAATCCGAGAACAACAATGCAGGATTTTTAGAATTTTTAGTCCTTTTGTCATAGAAATTGACCGCTACCTCTCTTGAACCCCTGTCATCCATTCCCTCCAACTGAACTGATATGTTATCAGACATGTCAATAAAATTATCAACAAGGGTTTTAACAACATTCATTTCTTCTGGCTTAAGGTAAGAACCATGAACCTTTACTATATCATAAAGATCATTCTTAACATCAGCCTTAGAAGCCAAACGGGGAAGACCATTACGTATAAGATACTTATCATAAGAATAACCTTCCTTCTTTCCGGTATCTACAAAATCACAGGTTCCAAAACTTGATTTGTAACCATCCACCGGATAATTACGCTCCTCGACCGAAGGTTCTATACCCGCCTTAAGAAGCTCGTCATTCGTAATCTCAACCCTTTCTGTAACATAAGATTTTTTACCGGAACCTACTTGAGCAGTCAAGAATCTTCTAACAGTGCCATTATCTATCTCGGCATCCATATTAATGGCATTAATAGCAGTAGGATCCAGATTATTTACCTTTCCTGCCATGTAACCAGACAATCTTCTAAACTGAGCCTTCTGCAAAGACTTTTCCGGTGAATCGGCATTCCAATTGTATCTTTTGTAAGAATCAAGGTAATGATACTGAGATAACTTATCAGAAATCTGATCAGGAGATACAGACATTTTTATCTCATCCTGCATCTGACCTGCTATCATATCAGACACTCTACTGTTTTTCTCAGCATATCTTAGCTGGGTAATAGTTAATGGTTCACCTTCCTGATAATCTTTTAAATCTATATCACCATCCTTATCTATGGTCATATAATCTGATATATTAAAATCAGGATCGCCGTTGAGTTTCTTCATTCCATTAATAAGAGCCAATGTACCAGTAGAAGAACCATTATTCTCGCTTGTAATAGCATCAGATATGTTTTTCCCCAACTTGCCGGCACTCGCCTTAGCTCCTAATGACGGAGATATAGCACTAAGAATATCTATTCCTCTTGAAGGGTCCATCATGTATTCTCTGAACCCTACGGCATCAAATACACCAGTTGTTATGGCTGTGGCGAGCAGGAAGGCTCCAGCCTTATCATCTGTATCGGTAAGATTTATAAAAGAATTTCCTTTCATAAACTTAGCATTACGAACTTTACTGATAATATCCTTATTTTTTTTAGTAACTATATTATCTATTTGATAATCAGTTATGTTATTTATAGCCTTTGTAGCTCCATTTGCCTTAGAATCAGAAAGAAGTAAAGCATCATAAGCTTCAGACAGTCTGTTATTTCCTTGTCCAAAATATCCGTTTTTCTGACCTCCATTATTTTTTAAATAAGAATATATCCGTTCTTCAGGAGTCATATTAGCATACAATCCTGGGTCAGTTTTTTCTTCTTCGTATGATGCTGCAACGATATTACTTCTGTCTGTAGGAGATAATGAATTATATAATTTCAATAAATTTGCTCTACGCTCTGTGGAAGAAGATGTGAGTTGTTCATAAGGGATATTAGCCAAATTAACAGATCCTATCTTACCCGTTCCAGAATTGATAGCCGTAGGCCCGTCCATAGGAGCCATCGGCACTCCTACACCGCCTGCTCCTCTTGTGCCTCCGGATGAGCTTTCAGTGCCCATCTTGGAACCGTAAGTACGCATGTATTCGGTTTCAATCTTAGCCTGTGCAAGTTGCTCTTTTGCCAACGATATTTCAACCATAGACTTAGCATTATCAGTCAAAAACTTTTGCTGAGCCCCATCCTCTGCCAACCTTGCAAAATAAAGATCATCTTTCTTCCTTTCAAAACTTGTATTGTCGTATCTCCATGCATCAGTCATCTTATCGAAAAGATTATTGGTAACAACAAAATTAGCAGCCGCTACCGGATCTGATGAAGCTATTATCATATCTGCCTCCCTCTTGGCTTCTGCTTTCTGATTTTTAGCTTCCTGTATCTGACTGTCAATACGATCAATAATATCCTTATTATCCCCTACTGATTTCTTTTTTGCTTCCAATGCTCCTATGTGCCTATCGTATCTTTCGACATAAGATCCAATGTATCGACTAACCAAATCCGGATTACTGAACACCGGATTGGTAGCTGCCATGTATGATGCTTCTATTCTCATCTGATTCCTCATGTTTTCAGATAAGTTAGCAGACACAAAATTCCTTATCTGGGAATCAGTAAGCTCATCTACGTTGACTTCTATGATTCCACCAGTAGGATTACCTTTAACATCATATTCTGTTGTCTGAATCTTCTTGCCTTCGTTGTTTTTCCTAAAATCACTGACCAGCTTATTTATCTCCTTAGTATAATCGACATAAGGAGAATAATGAAGACCTCCCAACCTTGATCCTGCTTTACCATCTGACCTCCATTTGTAATAAGGGTCCAAAGCATGCCATTCATTAATAGGAGAATAAAGTTCAGGATGATTCTGTTTTATAGATTCTATTTCCTTCATAACCCTCTTGCCTTCTTTTGTGCCGGCAATCGCGTTAATGACCGTATCATCTAACACCGAACTTATCTCTCCTTGTATGGCTCTCGTAACACCATCAGAAGAAAGATCTACGCCTTTGAATTTTTGATTGATGTTAGCAATCACACCTGACATCTTATCTTCCATATAAGCGCGGGCTTCAGGCTTATCTATCTCTTGACCCATAAGATAATCTACCTGGGTATAGATCTTTTCACGAGCAGCATCAACCTTCTGCTGTTTGTACATCATGACGTCCTTAACAAGATCTATGTTGTAAGGACTAACATACGGGGCATATTGCCTTAAAATACTATACTGTGAAGCCACTATTTGGTCCTCCTTCTTCTTTTAGTTTCATCATCTTCTTCATTTAAACTTCTCAAGTAAGGTGTAGAATAATCACCCATATTCATCACATCCTGATTACCTTGAACGTAAATAATTTGGCCACTTGGAAGCATTCTCATATTCGGAGCTATGGAAGCTATGGTATTCAACGATGTACGAACATTGAACTTATTCTGTATTTCGCTGTTTATGCTATCATAATAACGAGCAAGATTTTCATCCCTTATAGCCATAGCCTTCAATAACCCAGATTCATAACGTTGCCTTTCCGCTATGTTCTTATCGTCTGTCTGAACATAAGCCATTTCATTGAATCTATCAGCTTCGTTTATTTGCCTTGCGTTATTGAAATTTACTTCGTTAATGTACTTGGCTATATTGCTTCCGGCTATGGCGTTCATATTAGCCAGAATAGCGGAGCGCTGGGAGTCGGGCACGTCACCTACTGCGTCCAACTGAGCCGATGTCGCGCGGTTGAGCTCGTTGATATACTGATCAGCAGATTGCAGAACAGGATCTATTCTCGGAGCCTGATGCCTTTCCAATCCCTCTATCTCTAATCCGGTATCAAGCATCCTCAACATCTCAGGGAATATAGGACCTGATAAAGCAGGATTGACACCTTTTCTTCCTTTTGTATCATCTTCTTCCTCAGCTTCCGTTTCTACAGTAGTATTAATAACAGGATTTTCTTTCTTCACTTCTATCCTGCCTGGAGAACCTGGGTTGGGAGATTTAGCGCCGGTTCCTACAGGTTCAGCTTCTATAGGTTTTGATGCCGGATTTACGGCTTCTAAAACAAAGTCTGTTTCTGACATCAAACCGCTATCTTTTAAAGCAGCAAACTTATTATAATCGGCACCCAGAATCTTCTTAGCTGCATCAGATTTATCACCAAATAAGTCAACATAATTCTTTATCCCTTTTTCGTTCAACAATCTCTTTTGTTCAGGAGTAACTACATCCAATCCATAAAATGATCTGGTTGCCGTAGTTTGCCCAAATTTGTCATCTACGGCAAATGAGTTATATGCCGATTTACTTCCTTGGTCGTACTTACCAGCATCTTCTCCCCAAAATCCGTATTCGTCTCTAAATTTCTTGGCTTTTTCGGCATTGGCTATAGCACCTGATTCTGCCAAAGCCCATAGGTTGTTTAGTTGGCTATTGTATCCAGTCTGGAATCCTTCTGTATTAAAATCTCCATCCGTATTGTATTTATTAGCCCAACGGTTAATATCAAGCAAATTAGAAATAGCTTTGTTGTTTACCCTACCATAACCGGAACTGCTTCTGTGTTGCAGATTTTGATTAGAATTTACACCAGAATCAGGATTAAGGATCTGCTCTCTGTCTGCAACATCTACTATAGACATATTAAGAGCACGTCCAAACTGCTTCATTAAAAGCTGCTGTACTTTCTTACCCCACTCTATTTGCTCTTTGGTAGGGCCGCCTTCAGCCATTTTCCTAACTCTCTTTACATACTCATCGTATATCCAATTTTTAGCATCAGATTCAGATACGTTAAGAGCCTTAGCCTGCTTTCTTACGGCATTTAAATCAACCTTTCCGCCATCTCTAAAGAAAGCATCTATCTTTTCTTGGCGCTTGGATTCCTCTTGTTTGTTATAGACAATATCAGCAAAAGACCTGAATTGCACCTCAAGTTCGTCTATTTCCTTTTGATTATCATTTACGTACTTGGAAAGAATAGACTTATTCAACTCAGAAGTATTTTTATCCTTAACATCCTTATTCTTTTCCAGCCTCTTGAAAACACGTTCCTGATCATCATACTTTTCGGACAATCCTATTTTTTTCTTGTACCTATCAAGAAGCGTAGCATATGTATCTTTTTCCGTAGCTCTAATGCCATAATTTTCCCTTACGTAAGAAGCAAAATCATCATCAATAGTACGGTAATCTGAAATAATATGAGCTTCTGGCAAATCAACGGGAATGCCGCCGTCTTCATGCCTGTTACCTTTTGCCTCCATAGGACCAACATCATTCGGAGTCGAAACATATTCTCCTTTTTCTATCTCAACATTAGCATTATCCTCCATAGATTTAGGAAGAGGATAAATATATTCGCCGGTCATATCAGACGTATCCATCTTCTGACCGTTACCTAAATTCACGCCACCACCTTCACGTTCCCACTTGATGAATTGCTGACGACGCTCCTTGGCAAGTTTTTCCCTTGCAGCCTGCTCGTCTCTGCTGGCAGCATATGCAGCAGATGAAGCTCCCATGATATTACGGGTAAGACCTAATCCTAAACTAACACCAGATAAGGCAGCTTGAGCCACGTTAGCGCCCACCTTATTACCAGCTCGTATCCTGCCAAGGCTGGATCCGAACATCTGAGCTCTGCTGGTTAGGTCGGGTGAGTAATATGGGATAGTCATAGGATCGAGAGGATTTCCATCCTGTGATCGCTTTTCTTTTGATTGATTTTCTTCTTTATCAACACTAACAATAGTTCCTTTGGGCATAGACTTAGGATCGAACGTATTGTTATTACTTACATTCATAGTCGGAATAGAAGGTTCTTGCATTTTTATAGTAGAATAGTCAGGACCTATAATATTGTCAAATCCCGCCTCCATCATGTCTATTTCCGAATTTATCTCACTCATACCAGGAACATTGGACATATCCATATCAATATAAGGATTAGATGTCGTATCAGCCTGTTGTGTAACATCCTGAACACTACCACCAGGAGCGAATACCGGACGATTTTTTATGATTCGTAATCTCATATCATCTTTTTTCACAAAGATAAGAGAAACGAACGAGAAAATCCAACGTTATGGGATACGTTTAAAAATCAATCATGTACGGCAGACAAACCACCCGAATCAGGATCATACTTAAGGCCGCATGCCCGTCGATAGTTTTTAAGCGCTCTCTTGTACAAAAACAGCACCGTCTTGGAAACTATTTTTTTCATGGACTTGGTTAAAACCTCTTCTGTTGAAACAGACATCAGGCAGCTATTCAAGAACGACCTGACATTGGAACCAAACAGAGTCTTCACCATTTTTCTGAACGACCTAAAAAGATATGATGCCGAAAGGGCCTTTAATCCATTGCGAACCATCCTCTTATTTAAATACGAAACGGCTTTGTCAGATAAACATAGTCTATTCTTTCCTTCACTGTCCACCTCTGACGAAAACCAAGAATACAAGGTGGTAGGATGTTTCTTGAGATGATTGATAAAGGAAGTTATAATACCTTCTTTCAAAGCCCTTTTGTGGGCTACGCATGCAGCAATCTTCTCTTCTCTTTTCAAAGAGCTGTCAAGGCATCTAAACACCGTCCTATCGTCTCCAATAAAATACTGAGGACGTTCTTCCTTGAACTTAGCCCGGTATGCGGCATATCCTTCCTTACGGAGCATATCTATCTGAGACCGGATATAGAACCTTACACACTTTTCTTCAGCTTCTTGCACGCTTTTAAGATAAGGAACTGACTTTCTCCCATATCGAAGATAGTCATAAACCATAGCCTCTATGAAGTCATTGTATGGGAAGAATCTTCCAAAACCAAAGTTCCAAACTATGAAACATCGCACTCTATCTTTCCAATAATCAGATATGAGAAAATTGCTACAATATCTCAACTTCCTGTCTTTCTGATAAAAATGATGAGTATGTTTGTCATAAAATAGATTAAAATATCTCAAATTGCCTAAACACTGACCGGCTGGACGGCGTACTACATTATACCCTAAGTTGCTGAAGCTATTGTATATAACTTCTATCGGAGAGACCTGCTCTTTCTTAAAGAGCTTGTCGTGTAACTTGTGAGGATCTGTCATTTCTTTTAACTTTGTGTCCATATTGTTTTTTTGTTTTAGTGCAAAGATATGGTTTTTCATCATACGCTCAAAGAAGAAAATGCACGGCCTTGTATCCGGTTTGAGAGAAATAGGATACAAGGTTTTTTTGTTTTATGACAGTTTGGAAAAGAGACGAAATAACGGATCTAAACGTAACCGCCTGACCGTCAGTGGTGGGACAACAAATCTTGAATTAAAACTACGCCTATGAATAGTCTTCGTTTTCCTTAATATTAAGACCATTTTCAATGATCTTATCCATTATATTATTTATATTATTTTATATACTTTATCATTTATTCATATAATTGTTTACAGTGAATGAACTTGACGACCGAAGGGAGTTAAGTGAGTGAACGGATTGACAAATTACTTTTTCCGTCATTGTATTGTTAGCCTAATTGTGTTAAAAGATTGAGTATCGTGACCGAAGGGAACGATGCGAAAGAACATATAATATTTAAAAACGACTGAACCTATCGACTGAAGGGAGATAGGTGATGGAGTGACGTTAATAATTATATTAGGTAGCCAGTGGAGAATTAGGCAGGTTTGTAGGCGAGACGGGCGTCCATGCCCGTCAGGACAGTGGAAGTACGTAGGTCTGTTCTGTTAAACCAAGGCGATGATAGTTCCATCCTTCACGAAATCGCACAAAAAAACAGGATTATCTTGATATCGTTCTTCAACCTTCGGTATCCGTGTAACGAGTCTCAAATCCGGCTTGAATTTATTAATGTAAAAGAAATACAGTCTTGTTCTAATTTTCGGTGACGCCTTTAATGCGAAGCTGAATATTTGGAAGCACGGCATTAATCAAAGCCATTTTCTTATCCTCTTCGCTTTCTTTTTCATGCTGTCTATACATCATATTATAATCACTATCATCACCATCCTTTTTCCCGTCTAACGTCAGTAAATGATTTATGATGTCCTTACCATACGTTTCAGTCCATGTACGGAATCTCTCTTCCTCGGACTGTCTCTCCTGGGACGAGGCTTCCGGGTTAGGGAGGGCGGCTGCCACTTCTACCTCTGGAAGTGTTACCGATGCTGCTATTTCTCCATCATCTCCGAATCCCATTTGACCATATGAAGATACGGAATTTTCTTCAATATCCAAACCAAGATTTTTAGCAACCTCCATAGCATAGTTATAACGGTCATCATTTCTTATGACACTTTTATGAGGACGTCCTGCTCCTTGGTTCCAAGCTACTACAGCATCCTTAAGGTTATCGGCGTTCATAAAATCCTGCCGGCTGTAGTTGTAATAACCTGGTCCCTCTTTTCCTTTTCTTGTGTATAAGAAATTAGAATATCCGGTCTTTCCTTCGTATTCGTCAGCTAAGAACTCAAGTTGGTCTTTGAATGTTGGTGTAGAATGACCTTTCTTTTTAGCGTGCTTGAATAGCTTATCCATGCGCTCATTATGCCATTGCTGTATGCCGTATGATGTTCTGTTGTCTCCGTATATGTCATCTTTAAGACCGGATTCAGCCATGAGATTACCTATGATGGCGAGCGCCTGTATCTTGGACATGCCGCGCTTATTAGTAAAGTATTCATATGCTTCACGCTGCTTGCCAACTACGCCACCTTCCTTCTTGATGTTGGTATTGTATCTCTTTCCATTCCATGTAAATTCCTTAAGACCTCTTTTCCTGGCTTCTTTAAAGGCTTCGCCTCTTGTAGTGGAAATAGAGTCTTGTAGCTCAAGATCATTTTTTATTCCAAGAATAGCATCAACAATAGTATTATCATTTTTATCAACATTATCCAAAACATAAGATTGACTTATCAAATTTGATACGCCCTTTCTGTTTTTATAAGTTCCTTCTTTATCTGATGGAGCTTCAAAAGCATATACAAGTGGATACGAATAATCCGTATCTGGATCTTCTGACATAAATTCGTTTACTGCATGAATAGCTTTATCGTATTTAGTATCCTTTATACTATACATCCCAGCATCTTGAACATGATCATAAAATCTGTCTATCATGTAATTGATATATCCACGCTTATCGCTCTTAAATCTTTCTTTATCTCTTTCAAACTCTTTTGGCGGATATCTTTTGTAATATTCTTGAAAAAGTCCCCTAAATTTTCCATCCTCAGATACAGCGTAGGGGTTTCCACCAGATTCTTCAATAATATTTCCAAGTACGGCTTCTATCTGGCGTTGATTAAAACCTTTATCATATAAAGCATCATAGATCATATTCATCCCTTCTACGTCCATAGTGCGATGTTTACCTTTACCTACACGCTTCATATTCTCATATTTGGATTTAAACAAATCCCAATCTATTTCCGGCTTAGAAGACTCCCCTCCTTGTTTTTTGGATCTTATCTCCATCCTTTTATCCAAATCATTCTTGGAATCAATAATGGATCTAAACAGGATCTTGTTTGGATCATTCTCTTCGTATGGGATTTTATCTTCTACATAATCCCTGATTTCAAAAGGATATCCTATTGCGTCAAGAGTCTTAGTAATAATCCCTACTTTAATAGGTTGATCATTCCTATAAAAATCATATTTATCCTTTACGACCATCCTACCTCTATCATCACGGTACATGGTAAAACTTGATAAGCCTGATAAATCATTTAAATCGCCGTAAGCATCCGGTATAAAATTGTATTCGTTAAATACCTGATGTTCCCCGGTTCTGGCTTTTTTTAAGAGATCTATACCCTCTTCTACCATTCCAAGTTTCCTACTTGTTACATCCCTTAACTCCTCCAAATCAGATACGTCCTTGCCTGCAACTTTTCCATCAATTATCTTATTATCTAAGGAATCAAGCTCCTTTCCATATTTTTTAGCCATTTTCTCCCACCCACCATTTATCCTGTCAGATATAATGGATTTGATATTGTCTGGTATTCTAACAATCCCGTTTTCTTCTTTCAGGTTATTTGGTTGGTTTAAGAATCTAAACCAAAGATTCTGACTAAAATCATCTACATTGGCTTTCGGAACATCTTGACCAAAAAATTCCATTATTTTGGTTTTCAATCCTCTTTCATTGGCATACACGTCAGGTGTTATATTAGATGCCATATATTCTCTAAGTTTTACAAACGGACCAATTTTATTCCATAATGTTTTTGGTTGTTTGTCCTTTACATAATTTTTAGTTTTCTTTGCCATCTTTATCTTTCTCTAAGAATCCAAACATTTCACCTGCGCAATTACCAACAAATCCGGCTATGTAAGCTGCGTGTTCATCTTCTCCCACCTTAAAGCCAAGAGACATATTACAATGTTGGCATACCGACATAGCTGCATGAAATGATTCATGACATATGTTTCGTATAGTCATATCATTCTCACTTTGAAAATTCCATAATAACTTAAAAGCTCTATCATCTCTCTTATCACGAACAAGATTCATAAAAGAGACTTCTGAATCTAAATCGCCTTCATCTCCCCATTCTCCTTCATGATCCAATTCTGCATTCTCGAAACGATCACACAATGTTTTGTAATCTAACCCTACGGTGATAATCAACTTTAGTGGATATATCACAAAATCAAATTCTTTTTCTTTCATTCTTTTTTTTTCAACAAATGTAAATAAAATAGCCGAAGAATGCCACCATTCATTCTCCGGCTTGTTATGATAAATCTCTTCTTATGAAAACGATACAAATGTAAGATTTAGATTTTAATCTTCCTAATTTCTTCAATCATATTCTTATATCCGCAGAACTTGCTGTTAATAACATCGAAGATAGATTCTGACCAACCAGCTATGTTCAAGATATTAGATCCTTTGTAAAACATCTCACTTCCATATCCTTGAATAGAAATAGAAACGATTTTGCAATTTGGATTCACTTTTTTAAACCCTTTCAAAAGTTCGGCGAATTTACCATATTTATAATTGGAACTTTTCTCCCATACAACAGATTCACCGTCTCCTATCTGCATATCTGAAATAACGTACAAGTTATCTACTTTGATCTTATCTTTAACGCACTTATCCAAGAATGCAAAAAGACCGTTTTCAGTGGCACCACCGCATTTTCCTCCGGCAGTAAAAGATTTTTTGTTATTCCATAAAACACCTTTACTTCTATCATATTCGTAATTGATAAGTTTGTCACCAAACATACCAATAAATACGTCAGGAAGCACAGATGCAATCATACAGCCGAACAAGTTACCAATGACAGCCGTACTTGTTTTGCTAAAGGCAGACACCTTAGAAGATCCTCTCATATCTCCACGTACAGAACCGGAATGGTCTATCAGGATCGCCGACCGCCCCTCCAATACCGGCAGGTTCTTGCAGGAGATGGTTATGGCTTTCTCCAACGCATCTAAAATCTTATCTTTGTTACGCGCTGTTAATTTAGTTCGTTTTTTATCCGACTCAAATACAATATCATTATCGGAACCATCAGTGCCTATATTTTCAACCTCTTTGAAAGCTGAAGCAAAACGGAAAGGAAGCATCTTCGAATTAAGCACCTTCTCTTCTATTGTAAGCTGCCTACAAACTTCATCTATTTGATCAGGCGCGTATTTGATTATGTTTACAAGGTTGCGAACCATATTAAAAATAGGCATGCCTTTCACATTAGAAACCACGTCCCGAATAGCGTCACCTAAAGCTTCTTTCTTCTCTTTATTATCTTTCTTATCCTGACCGGCCTTAGACATTTCTTTTTCAAGAATCTTGCTTTCGTATAATCCAGACAAAGACCGACCTTCTATAAGGTACTGGAAAGCCGTTTTGTTAGCCTGATTGCCTTTAGGGTGAAATAAGTTTACGAGGTCAACCATAGTAATGACCCTACTGTCCATCTTGTACTTGTCAATCCGATACGGATCAAGACCTTCCAAAGCCGTCTTAAATCCTTTCTTAATAGCGCTGGATATTCCTCTTAACTTTTTTGGATTTTTGTCATTAAGAGCCGCATAGCAGCCAAGGATTTCGCTCATATCATCAGGACGCATAACGATCTTGTTATAGAACCTTGAAGCCCATTCCTTACCCGATGCTTTGCTGGCAAGGACAGAAGCCATAAGATGCGTTACTGACCTAAGTTTTCCTTCTCTCCTGACATACAATGCTGTTTGTGCTGCGAAATATGGATCTACTTGATCCATAAGGTCCTTAATCCTGTTCACCTTGTCTTTTTCTTTCTCATAATAAGAATCAGACAACATGGTAGTCATTACCGTAGATACCAACTCTTCTTCTGCGTTAGGCTTATACGCCTTCTCTCCCATGTGATTCACGATCGTAGGTTTAACACCTTCATCCTTTTTGTTAAACTTTCCCATTTGTTGTTTTCTTTAAAGTGTTATACAAAAAAAAGCAGTGATATTACTACCACTGCTTGAAAAAAAAATATATCAAAATGAATACTCAATGAGGGAAAAGCTGAAGTTAGTGTAAACAATGAAATAATGGATTTGAACCATCGACCTATACTTTAAAAGAGTATCGCTCTATCCATCTGAGCTAAATTCGAAGTAACTAACCCCATCACCACTCATTAGTTTTTATGTATTTCAAACAGAGGAAAAACGGAGCCGGATAATTAAAATGAAAATATTGGATTCGAACCAATGAAAAGTATTTTTACAGAATACCGCGTTATCCACTACGCTAATTTTCGAAGTAACCGAACTCCTCACCATCTATATATTTTATTAAAACAGGGAAAACCTGGAAAGTGTTTTGATATGAAAGGAGGTTTTGATCTACCAACTGATCTAATTTTTCTTATATGAAAAATACAGGACTCGAACCTATGACACAAACCGAAGTATCACCTTCCATCACCACTGTCTTGTATTATAATCTCTCTTGATTACGATGCAAATATAGACACTAAAATATGATTTACAAATTAAAATGATTTAAAATGTATTAATTTGGATAAATAAATGTAGTGAATAATATAAAGTGGTTATACACATCCTTGCACTTAAAAGTATTACCCTCTACTTGCTAATAGGCAGAGGGTAATACGATATTATCTATTCTTAATCTTATCTTCGGAAATCAACCACTGGAATATAATTTTCCGGTTGCTAATTACTTTCTTTATCCTCATCAGCATCCAACTTCCTCTTAACCTATCCAGCCATGACCGTCTGAAATTAAGAGAATCAGGATTAACTGACTTATTTATATCATTATCGTCCTTGATCCAAATAGGGGTCTCCGATCGGTCATCATCAACCCTGTTGAAGAAGTCATTTAACTTATGTCTTCTATATACCTCAGTATCCAGGACCTCAGTATGGTCGCCTACGATCTTCGGATACGATATACGTTGCGCTAAATTATTCTTTTCTTCTGGAACAAGATGAATTTCACCTGAGTTGTTTGTGTCGTTGTAGATAGTTATCGTATCTAAACCTACTTTCCTGTCAAGAGTGTAATTCACATCATCGACGTATTTCCTTGCATCAAGCTCGTATTCTACAGAAGCCAGCGTAGAGCCATTATATTTCTCTTTTATCGGCACTTCTAATATAAACGGATATGTTGTTCCGTAAAATGTCTGGAAGCTCTTATTCGTCAGCAAATGACTCCATAAGCCACCTTCTTCGTCTGATGCCGGGAAGTTTATACCTGTCTGGAAATATTGTTGCTGTTCTATATAATAGTCAGGACAGAACGAATAATAAGAAATCCATTCTTGCTTCAGACACGAATATCCGATAGTAAACGACACGTCTTTAAAATACTGTTCGTCTTTTAAAGATATTTCCTTATCGTTTGACAGTACCTCTGTTTCATTGTACAAGAACCTTCCACCATCATATTTGTAATATGCCGGGTTCTTAACAGGTATATAATCTTTTTTCGTGATAAGTACCCTCTTATACCTGTTATCCCATCCAAGAGACAGACCAAGACCGATAAATTTATTGTCTGTATCTTCTTCTGTCATCTCTGTACCGGTTAAGATATTAGTTATTCCGTATCTAAGAATCTTAAACGGAAGATGACGCTTGAGCCAATGTCTGATACCTACACTAAGTTCCTTGAGATTACGTCCGTTCGGATCGGTCATAAACACCTGTGCTCTTTTAGTATCTACCCAGAAGTGACCAAATTCTGAACTAATTATTTCAGTACTCTGGGTTCCAGAATAACCGAGGTCGGTCGTGTTGTACTCCAGAGGCCGGGACGCGAACAGACCGCCGGTGCCCATCTCGGCCTGCCCTGGGGAGGTGCGCTCCTTGATTACGTCTATGGCGTTATGGAGTGAAACCTGGTCCTCGAACCTGACAAGAATCTGATTAGACTCGATACGCTTCATGTGAATAAGCTTCCCGTTGCTGGTTGGGAACTCATGATAGTCCATAGGCTTATACGTCAGCCACGGATCTGTTTGACTGTTTTCAGATACGTCAGCCCTACTCCATATAACACCATTAGGTCGCTGGTAAGCACAATCATAAAAACGACGTTCGTATGTTGCCGGCAATACATTAGGTGTTAATGTCATTCTTGATGAGTAGATAGGACTTATCTTGTAATCATTGTCCCTATGGATAGATACGTTCTTTTCTTGTGTCCACCAAGCAAAATCACCATGAGCCGGATAAAACCATTCATGGGGCTCTACTCCTTCTAATCGGAAATTGCAATTTATTTCCGATTCTACAAGGAATTGAGGGATACCATAAGACCACAGATAAAATCTACCATCCACATATTTCTTAGCCTCGTTCTCACCATTTAAATTATACAAACTTTTTCTATTTGGATAAAAAGAATACGTTCCTTTGCTTGATGATGTCCAGCTATTAAAACGTTCGTTGTCAGTATGCTCAAGCATATCTTCTCCAGTATCGTAATTAACGAAATACTTGGGAAATCCGACATTTCGGTAATCATTGTAAGCAAATGGTATCATATCCCCTATACCAAAAGCAGTATTATAAAAAAATGGGAATTTCCGTTTCATGGAAAACCTCGATATGTAGGTGTCACCGCCAAACAGCGGTTGTTTCCCTCCTTGGAAGAATCCACATCCTCCTACTGATATCCATTTTATGTCTTCTATAGCTCCATACTGATCGGGTCTGTACCGCATAAGCTTCATATACGGAGAACAGATATAAGACAGCATCTTCGTCCTTTCAAAAGATTCTTTAGATCCAGCATCAGAAGCCATGATAACAGGGTCATGGATACGACTTGTATCATATACCTGGGCTTGCATAGGATACGATACAAGATACTTTGAATTTAAGATGCTTGTATCAGGATCCTTTTCTCCCGGATCTCCAAAAGACAAGAACATAGAAGATTCTCTATCTATGTTATTTATAAACAAGAAATCTTTTGAAGCGTTTTGGCTATCATCACCCACATCTTCTCCAGTAACCCAAGATGATGTCGTAGACGGGTCGGATATGGGGTACATACCTGATTTAAGACTCTTGGTGTTAGCCAATCCCCTTAATCTGTTTTGTTCGTATGGAGCCGTATCATCGAAGCCCATCATGCTATTGTAGTAACCTACAGACGTGTAATAAAAAGCATGGTTTCTTCTTGGGCCATTGTTTATGAATGTCGTGAGCCAATCATATCTGTACTTACCATACAATACCGGTCTTTTAGCAAGCGTATCAGATATGGTGGCAATCATTGAAGCGAATATCATTGCCATATTGATATTACCTATCACACCTACATACGCAGACGTAGAGCGGTTCATAAGCTCTTCCGCTATCTGAGAAGCTATGGTGGCCGTAGATTCGATGTTAGCCAACGTAGCCGCCATCTTATATGATTGTTTCCCTAATATCGTCCATTTGGGATGATCTTCAACCTCATCAAAGTTTCCTACAGACATTCCCCTTATAAAACCTTCTATAGCCACCTCCGTAGGGGTTTCAGGCTTATTGAAATAAATATCAGGAGAACTAAATGCATACCACACGTTTCCTCTTCTGAAAAATGGGTGGGTTATAAACGATACCCTTTTTTCAGTTGCGTAATTAAAAGAGTCATCCGATAAATCATTATACGGATAATTAGGATACAGATTAAGATTCGAATTTTGACCCGAATATTTATACATGTCATAAGCTATTCCAGTAGCTATGACAGAACGATTAAGACGTCTGTCACCTCTATATATCTCATAGCCTGTAACCATATCTCGCTGCTCTTTGGTTATCAATCCGGAATCTACAGCAAAATCAAGGAAGACGTTAATCATATCCTCGTCTACTAATATTCCTATAGGATAAATATCAGAAGGAACATCATAAGACCTAACATCCCGGTTCATGAAAAGCATATGATCGTTGTCCGGGAACTTATAATGCCGGATAGGTTGTTGGCAAAAGACGGTACTGGTATCTACCGTACCATATTTATGACCTTTAAAAGACATCATCCCCTTATCATCCGTAGAAGGGGAACCGTAGTATTCAGTAAGCTTGGATACGATATTGTCGTATGCTTTCTTGGAATTGCCTTCATAACCATGATCACTTATCTTAACCTTGCTGCTGTCATACAGTTCAAAATTAGCAGGATACTTCTCAGACGATTCCCAGTAAGCGAAATCACCGTACTTGTATTTCCTTGGAGCGCAGTTTATGGGGCGATCCCCGCATATCGTACACTGGCTGGAGTATTCTACTGTGGCCCTTAACGATATTTCTTTTGCCCGTACATTTATCCTGTCTATTTCCTTTTCTCTGATACCAAAAATATAGGGGTATATAGTTTTACCAAGGACGTAAGATGTGCCTACCAAACCTCTTGACGGTTTCTTACTGTTCTCCTCTTCTCCATCGTCTTTAACCTTACAGAAATCAATCTGTCGGACGGTAAAAATCCAAGGGCACGATACTATAGGACAGTCTATGGCTACATACAATCCATCAGGGTACTTATCGAAGAAAGATTCGCCTATGTGCCCAAAGTAAGGACGGGATGCTCCAACAATAACATAATTATCGCCTTCATCCATAATCTTCTCCCAATCAAAGTTGAGATCATCCTTATCTATCTTCCTATTGCTTCCTTTGTATCTTGGATCTAATGATTTCCAAAAAGAAAGACGGACATATTGTGTGGACACAGCATCCATAAGACCATCTATTTTACCCAAAGATTCCAGATAAAGAACTTTGTCCTTGGCCGGGAAATCAGGATCATTCCATTCTTTAGGTCTTGTAATATGAAGGAAACGGGCGTTACGAAGCACGCATTTCGTAAACCTCCATACCAACAACTCTGACGTAAACATCGTAGAACCTTTAACATCTTCAGGAATAAGAGCGCCTACGTTATTGTCAGCTAAATTAGCATAAGAATCCCAGGTCCATCCATCTCCGTAATCTCCTTCTGGAACGTAACCGGTATCAAGGAAATTATATGAATAATCATCTATCTTCTTCTCTATCTCAGGCCAGGTGTCCCTTATCAAGGCTCCAGGCGCTATCCTTGACCTGTAGGCGTCGTTGTGGATAGTGCTCGAAGAACGTCCGGCACGCCAATCTGGAAGACATCTTCCATTAAAACAAACCTTCCCCTCTTCATCTTCTTTATCGTTATTCCACACATCATTCATAAGAAGGTATGCTCCAAGAAGTGTAGAAGATGACTGGAATGAGTTATAATCGCTTCTGGCAACAGTAGGATTAAGACAAGGCTCTTCTATAAAACATCCGCAAGTACACGGCATAGAATCCAGAACATAAATAGCTTCGGCTATAGACTGTAATATAACAGACGGTTGTAACAGAGAATCATATACAGCACACGCCTTAGTCCCATCATCTCCCGACCAGAATCCAGCCCAATGACCGCCATCTTCGTCATCGGCAAAAAAATACTTGTCCATGAACTCTATCATTTGTTCCTGTAGTTCCCAGTTAAATAACACAGAATACTTATCCTGCTTTTCACCGCCGGTAGTATATAGGTAGTCGGTGGATACGTGCTCCATATCCTCAAGCTCCTTATACGTATATTCTTCACGGAAACCCACAATACGATCTACCGGAGCTGTAATAAGCGAATACTGGCGATGCGCATCAGTACACTCGGCTCCAAACTCAGGAGCCTCGATACCATCTATAGCTTCTTTTTGTTCCTCCGTATTATGATCGTCAGGTTCTCCGTAGCTGTTGAATATATCGCATATTTCGTTGGCAGCAGCATTATTAGGTTCTTCTGTAGCGGTATTACATGCGATGTCTTTTATATTAGATGAAAAATAATTAATCACCTCATCTATTATAATCTGACTTCTGAATGTAAAACTAACGTTCGTATAAGTTTTAAAATCATTTTGCAATGTTATAGTTTGACCGATGGTAGCCGGATTTTTACATTCTTCTTGTCCGGTTTCTTCATCATCAAAATCCTTCGGATCTCCTGCCGTATTATAATACTGCCACTTGAATTTACGCTCTTGCCCTGAACAAGGTGGAGCATATTGGTTTATGGACTTATATACCCTATCGGTATCCTTATTTTCTATTTCTGCCGCAGCATCTTTATAAGGGGGAGGTATTAACACAAATGCCGGAGTTTTGTAACCGTTGGAGCACTTAAAAGAAATAGCAAACGGATACACTTCATTTCTCATATACCCCACATACAATGAACAGGCATTACCATCCTTATACAGATCTTCGTGGGCTACCGATGCCTGCCATTGAAGGAAGTGTCCCATGAGGGAAACTACAGGCTGTAAATTCCATTCTTTTTCCGCCGTAAGACCATATTGAAGAAGACGATTCCCGACAGCCACAATCCCCCTTGATGTGTTATACACAGGTTTTCTCAAGGATATGTGTTCAAATGTAGTACGTTTGTTATTAAGATCCGAATAATACAATATAGTCTTTTCTGATACAGGATGGATACCTTCTACAAAGTAATCAACAACCGGTTGAGTTTCTCCGTTGTATCCTACTGTATTTTGAATGATAACAACCTTAAAATATTCAACTTGACGATCTATGTTAGATACGACGAATCTAATACCTAAATTAGTACGTTCTCCCCATTTGCCATCTTTTTGAGTAATATACTGTTCATCGAATATAGGTACAGGATTAGTAGGATTAGAATAACTTCCAAGCTCATTTCCAAACTCGTCACAAGGAGCCACAGTGGCCTGATAGACGCCTGAGCGCAGGCTGCCCCCGTACTCTATCTGAGCCGGCTCTATGCACATGGGTTTGAGTAGCGGAAACACCCTAAGTTTCTCACATGCCAGAAAACAACCATTCTCCTGCATGAACTTTTTCCTATCGTATTCTTTATCGCATATCTTATACCCATGATAATGATACCATATATCACCTTCATCATCAGGAGTCAGAGCCTTGTCTACAATAACATACCTGGGAGGATTATAATCGTCAGTCCAGTAAATACATTTTCCACATTTCTCTGTCTTTATTTCTATGGTTTTTATAGGATGATAGATAGAGAACTTAAGGCACGGATCTTGATCGTTGTCTTCCAGCAAGGTCTTCATGCCAGAACACAACGACTCCGATCCTTCTACCATAGATTCTATATCGGAATCGGATAAGATACTTGTATCGGATTCAGGCTTGAAATAAGTTATTTTAGATACGCCTGTTTCAGGATTTGTTATAAAAAAATAGATATTGCCTGAAGTAAGATCATTCTTGTAACCAATAACTTTAAACCCATCGAAATCAATGCATTTAAGATTACTATGCTCGTTAGATCTCATCCCAACATTACCATCCTCGGATTCGATGTTGGCATTTAAGGCAAACGTATAATGCTGATCCGTAAGACTCGACGGATGCAGATCGCGATTCATACCTGTTTGAGGAACCGCTATGTTTCTGTTATCTTCTGCTGCCATTTTATAACTGTTTGTCACAAAGATAGCAAAAGAGATTTAATCATGGATTTCTAAAGTAGGTGAAGAAAAGAAATACATTTTCAGTCTCCTACTTTATCGACCACACCTACATAAAAATCGGGGATAGGATTATCATTGAAATTTCTTATTTGAATATCAATATAATTATAGAAATAATCATCAACTGGATCCATTATCGTCACATTACTTTCTAAAACCCCGTCTTTGTATGAATACAGTTCCTCATGTTCGGAATCAATGTAAAAAAATATATCTTGGTAAATCCTGGGTATTAACCGTTAGATGATTATTAAACAAACTGCATTTAGAATGATCAGCAGACAGAAGTAACAATAGAAACGTATATACAGACTTATCTCTTATTATAATATCACGATTAGATGATACATTAGACAAAACTTTGGATAAATCAAATTCTCCAAAACTTATCTTGAATTTCTTTCTTCTTATTGGAGTTATATATACTGGACTATTAACTACAATATTATTCCATTGAAATTGACTCCCTTCCATTACAGGAGAGAAACAATTACCCATCACCATATTAACATTTTCAAATCTTCGTCTCATAACATCTACTTACGATTTATATCTTCTACCCCTAATTAACACAGTGCCATCACCGCCGGCTCCGGCATAAACCATAGAGTATCTGACGCCGCCTCCTCCGCCGCCATAACCTCCGCCTCCTTTACCGGATCCGTTTGTTGATCCTCCTGTACCAGATCCTTCACTATAATCGGATATTCCGCCTTGGAATACTACTCCGGTATTGGTTTCTCCGCTTCCACCACCGGCATTTCTTTTACCGCCGGATTCTCCAAAATCTCTGGTAGTATGACCTTGACCTTTGATTACTCCATACTCTTCTCCATTAGTGTCTCCACCATCCGAAGCACCATCTTGCGTATATGTTGAACTGCCGGCACTACCACCATCTCCTCCCCTCCACTTATTAGCTCCCTTTCCTCCATTTGCTCTATAAGACGAGTTCATGAATTGAGAATAACCACCATCTTTACCAGGAGAATTTTGTTCGGCTTGATAAACTTTTGCTCCTCCTTTTCCTACTGTTATAGAAATAGATTGACCAGGTTTTACAGCAATAGCTTCTCCGTCTTTCCAGCCTTTGTTATCAGATTTGAAGGTCTTGGTATAACCACCTCCACCGCCGGCAGAGCTACCTCCGCCTCCGCCTCCAACTAAAAAAACGTCTACGAGAAAACAGCCATCAGGAACTATCCATGTGTAATTGCCAGCCGGATAAAACCTTATAAGAAAGTCTTCAAGCTCCCTGTCTTTATATTCGAATCTCCTCCTCATAATTTACGCAAATATATAAAAAGAATCATTGTTATATATACTACTCTCTGTTGCAGAAGTGATACAATCAACATCTTCATCTGCATTATTAATAAGATCTCTCATTCCATCGTATCTATTAGAAAACATAAAAACGTACCTCTGGTCATTTATCTGAAACTTGTATATAATACCCTGTTGTTCACTTGCAGGATACGGGTCAAATCTAATCCATATTGTCATTGGTTCGTAACCGGTAGAAGCGCTTGAAAAAGAAACTGAACTATGAGTATGAATATTAAAGGCCGTTCCTTCTCTAAGCTGATTCAGTACACTATTTATCTTATCCTGGCTAATTGTATCGGATTTGATTTTATTCATTAAATTAAATAACCTGATCCTATCTCCAGGCTCGATTTCTGTTTTTACACAATGATAAATAGCTCCATTACCAGATCTCTGTTCCTCAAAATATCTTCTCCTACTCATAATGATACTCCTTTCTATAATAACCGAGGAAACTAAACCCTTCCGACTCCTTCCTCAAAACATCATGCCGATTCCAATACTTTTCTAAGTCGAAAGCCTCTCTTTCGAATACGATATTATGATATGCCTTATCATGATCGCGATATATGCACAACCTAATCAGGTACTCAATTAAATACCATGAATAGTATAAAAATATCGGAATAAGAGACAGCCACAGCATCCACCACCCTGCATTACCGAATAAGAGACACAATCCTATTGTAAGCAACGATATAAACATACCAAAACAAAACATTGTATGATACTGATTACAATGCGCCTCTTCATGATATTCGGCCTTCAATGATATAGCATCACGTTCGGTAAATACGGCTCCAAGCAGCATAATTGTTTTATAGCCGTCAATGAACGTAAACAACTTAGCTATTTTTGAATTATAAAATATTTTCATTGTCAAAAAAAATAATTTTATACCAGTTGCACAAAATCAAAAACTCAATAGGAGAATTAACTCCATCCCATTCCCATTTTTCAAGATAAGACCTTAACTTACTTTCATCAACATCTTCACACTCTTTAAGAAAAACAAGATGCGGCATAAACAATTCTCCACCTTCCAAAGACTTATTAAATTTACTAACCAGCCTCTTTCTGAACTTAGGACCGTACCATGATTTTTCATTTGTGGATCCAAGGCAATAGTAAGAATTGTTCTTAACCTTAATACCGAACCATTTACATACATATGGATGATATACCCTATCTGCTAAAAATATAAATGGCTTATACCATAGGCAATGCCAGAATGTACTACACTCTCCTCCGAACTTCTTAAACGCCCATCTGAACCCTCCTGAAAAATACCAGTTGTTGGCCCCTCTCTTAACCTTAACTTTGTATTTAAGATTCTTATTCCGGTTACTAACCCTATCCCACGGCTTGACCTTATCGGTGTCCATATCAGGAAGAAATGTCCAATGATGAAGCAAGGCGCTGTAATAAGGATTGTATATCTTGTGTCTGTTTCTAATAACGTACTCAAAAATATCGTATCCTACTTGCCTGGCTTCTTCAAATCCTTTTTCTGATAAGAAAGCTAATATCGGAGCCAGATTCCAAATCTGATCTTGCGAGATAAATGGAGAAAAGCAAGGGTCTTCGTCTTTTAACTCTATACCATTAGTGTACCCTGAACTTATTTTGGAAAGACCAAATTTGTTTGCGTCTTCACCATGTATGTCATCTCTTAAGAAAAATCCTTTTTCGAATTTGAAATAAATACCTTTATTGCTATTAAAAAAAAGATCATAAGTAGTATCAGCAAGACGGGTAAGCACCAGTATTGCATTACGAACATCATCTTCTGTCTTATTACCGAGAATCATTTCCGTGTATAGGAACTGGAGATACTGGGCCAGGTTAATGGTTCCGTCGCCGACCCAGCCTACCCCGTTATTCACCGACGACAGTGGGATGCACGAGGCCTGCTCTGTGTAGCTGGAATCATAAACAAAATCCCGATAAAATACCTCCTTAATCCTATTGTATTTATCCCAAAGACCTTCCATCACCTTAACCTATAACAATAACACAATCACGCTTTTCCTTATTATAAACCATCGTACCCATCTTAGTGTACAGACCTTTTATATTTTGGTAATTGGTTTTACCATGAGCCGAAACGTTGGTAGTAATGCTATCGGAGTAAACTTCTTCGCCACCTTCGTTAATGAAATTAAATCCTTGTTTAACCATCTCTCCTCCAAGGTAGGCTGTAAAAGACACAACAACATTTCCTCGCCCTCTATTTCCATACCAATTACCATAGATATCAGCATTGATATTAGGCTCCGACTCGTCCATGCCCGGCGCTGATAGTAAGGTCTTCATCTTAATAAGCGCGCCTTCAAGACCGGACTGCATGTTATCACCACCGTAAATAAGGTAATCACCTACCTGTTGTTGGGTGGTAGCCCACTGCTTACTCCATCCAACGTACTTATTATCCACATTTGATATGCCTGTGTTAGTAAAACCGGTTGCCGTATCAAAATCGGAACCGTCTTCCGATTCCCATCCGTGCCTAAGAACAAGATAATCGAACTCAGGAATTACAACGACCTGCTCGCCGGCAGCTTGTGTGATTGTAACGTTCTTACTCTCTCCACCAGCCGTTACCTTAGCTACACCACGGCGATCTTCGGCCACCGGATTCGGTCCGGCTGTGAAGATGATATTTGCCGGTCCTACGCCTCTCATTTTGTCGGCGGTTACTATTTCGCTTGCACTAACTTCCAACATATTATTTAATCTTTAAAATTTCAAATACATATATCCAACTCAACAAAAATACTATCGGGCAGTACATTGTTTCTATCAAACTCGCCTCTCCTTTGAATTGTCTGATTGACCAAACAATCATAGATGCGATAACGCCAGATAAATATATAAATAAGGCTACCTCAATCATACCAATTTAAGTATATCATCAATAACTGGATACGCCTTAGTATATATCTCAAACTCAGCACGGCGCCGTCTAAGAGGTTCGTACATGCCTTTCAATGTCATACCCATCATCTTAAGTTCGGTCTTCGCATTTTTCAACTTAACCAAATCTTGTTGTGCATACAACTTAAATAAATCGGCTGCACCCTGAGCTTCGGCATTATACATCAGTTCCTCAAAGAATCTCATCTTCACAAAATTATCTACATAATCCAATACCAGACCTTGAGGCGTGTCTGGTATAATTATGTTAGATTCTCCGTCAAAAGGAAGAGACCGGTACTGCATGTAAATAGGACCATCGAAATTAGCATACAGGAATCCGTTTACGATGTTTATCTCATACGGACTATCCTTTACTACCTTATTCCGGCATTTACTTAAACAAGAATCACGAAGCATAGGCTTAGCGAGACCTAACATTACAGGCCGATCATAATAGCAACGAACTTCATGATCGCGATCGTGGGTGTTGATATAAAATTTTTCAACTATCACCTTCTCGCATTCTTCTTTACAACATTCATTACAAGAACACCATCTATAACTTCTTTCGGTACGTTCTTTCCACGCTATTGTATTTTGAAGCTCTGGTATTGCCTTATCACCTTCCGGCACCTCATATCCCTTGAAATCGCATTTGAATGCCAGAATAAGATCAAAATAATCTCCCGGCATACGAGCCTGTCCTCGCTTGACGTCCACTACCGCCTCTTTGCGCATAGTAATATCGCCTCCAAACTTCTTCAGGGCGATTTCTACCCATTTGTAGATGGATACCTCATCTATCAGATCACGTTTGTCAAATGATCTTAAAGACGATTTTAACTCTATGATATAATCTTCGACTGTCATCTCTTAAAAAAATGGAGGACAGGAAACGAACCTGACCTCCACAAAGATATGAATAATATGTATAACGCCCTATTTTGTGTTTTCAAAAGTTAGGATCTTCAAACTTGCCATATTTTAGAAACACATTTCTACATTTCCCTTTTATACCATTAAGTGTAACTTCATATCCGGCGCTAGTCATATATATAGTTTGCTGATTAACTCTTTCCCCGGAATATTTGTCAACAAAATATGATCTGTAAACACCAAACTTATTTTTAACAATATCACTATACAACTCCCATCTACCCTGCCCATTTCTGAACATGAACTTGACTTCCTCAAGAAACAAACGAAGATTCTTTTCGGCGATGATGATTCCATTCTGTTCAAGCTTCTTCGCAATATCTCTAATCAACCACATATTTTCATGGTCGACTTTCTTGAACGACTCTGCAAACTCCACATCAGGGCGCTGCTCTTCTATGGTCTTTATCGCCTGCTGTCTCTCCGCCTCTGCTTGTGCTCTCTCGGCTATGGCTCTATTTTTGGCATCAATCTCGTCAGCTAATGCTCTTAATGCAGATGGATAGTCTTTCGGTGTTATAGAATAGGAACCGGTTTTTCTTATAGAGGGAAGAACTTCAGATGTTACCCATTTCTTGAATTTTTTAGCAAAATCCATCTTTGATCCAAAAATTAGGCTATACAATCCAGACTCATTGATTATCAGTATTTTAGTGTTTGGAGTGTAAGGGCGGAACGTTTCGTTCCACCCCTGTGTATCAGGCACTTTCATTATTAGCCTATCGTCTTCATCTACATGATCCCTTATCGCTTTTCTTGGATTAGTGTACCCTAAAAATGAAGCTATAGGAGATCCTATAAAATACGGTTCTTCGTCAATAATAATAATTTTTAGCTCTCCAAAATCTGAATTTTTGAAAGATGATACGGTTTTAACCTCTTTGCTAAATTCCATTTCGTTGGATTCCGACGTCAAAATAATGTTACTGTTCTTCGCATTGTTTTGAAAATTGCTTACATTTGTTCCCATAATAGGAATTTTACTTTTTATATCCGCCAGCCTGAGAAGGTAGACGGATATGCAAATATAGCGATTAACCTATATCAATAAAGGGTAATCGCTATATTTTTTTTACATGTTCCTATGATTGAGTTCTCGATCTTCGAAAACTCTCTTAATCTGGAAATCTTTAAACACTCTTCTTTTAGCAAGTATTTCATTATACATAAATCGATATCTTCGTCCTTTATTCATTTTAACCCTTAACTTCTTTTTCAAGCTATCTTGTATTACAAAATGGTAATATCTTTTGGAGTCTGCGAAATCCATAACCAGGTGGTTGTAGAGGTAGCCGTTGGTGCCGAGCCTGCTCACGATGTCCAGGTCCCGCCTGACGGCAAAGCGCTGCCCCGGTATAAGCACATGGCATAAGTATCCTACGTTATCTACGTAAACACCGGCATCAGCTTCCACATAATGTTCTGATACGGTTTTCCATATAATAGATAACAGCCTTAAAACCTCTCCTCTGTCTCTTATCATACCTTTCTTAAAACCATTCTTTCTCTTCATAAGACGATGGTAGTAGGCTACAAAATACGGTGATTGTATCGATGTTCTTTTCATGTCACTAAGTTTATATAAAAATGGGTCTTGGTTTCACAACTAAGACCCAAATAAGGATAAAAATGTTTCGTTATTGAACAATTTGACTTTTTTGATTGGAATCAAGATTCGGATTTTCATCAACAGGAATCTGTAGCCTGAATGCTACTTCCTTTATCGTCTCTGCCACTACGTACTCAATTAACTTAATAGGGCAGATAAATTCGTATTCCCATTCAGACTCACACCCTTTAGGTGTAGGATCGCAGGCCATTAACTCCAGCGCCTTCTTTCTTCTTGTTGTAAAGAACTCTACGTTAATAAGCTCTATATGAAAATCCGGTATATAAATATAGTCGTTTTCTACATAATAAAAAGGACGCCGTTCTTTAACGTATTTAGCATACGGTCTTTTTTGTTCATTACGATACGACTTTATTTCAGCGAACTTAAAAAATATGGTGTTATCTACGTTAGTCACCTTGGTAATAGCCGGTCTAAGGGCAGAATAAAGAAGTCCTGGAAGTTTATGTTTTGACCGCATAAGTGTATTACACAACGCAAATTCGGCATCACAACAAACTATTTTGTCAACTTCAATCATCTCCAGACAAGTAACGTAAGTCAGGAGCCGGTGGTCGCCAAGCAACGTCCCATCATCCCATCTCTGGGCTGTATAAGATTCGGCTTTGGTTCTACCGATATTCAATATCCATCTCCTGCTAACATGGGAGTCTTTATCAAGAGCATGAATACCGTTTACGACTCTTGATACAAATTCACCATTTGTAATCATACTCCCCTCCTTTCTTTTGCTCTGGATTCTCTTGATTTGGCATTCAAGATCCTCATATAAATCTCTCTTTCACTCATGCCGGATATGGTTTTTATAGCATCATCCAACATAACTTTCGTATATAAAGGTTTAGGGAATCCTTTTATCTTAACCGGATCAGGAACTAACTTAGCCTTCCGATATTCATAAAATCTTTTAGAAGTTACATTAAGATAAGAAACAGCCTCTTCCCCGGTATAATACTTAGCCGGATTAGCAAGCTGCGTCCATGTCTCAAGATCGTTGGCTGTAAGATGATCACATTCCCCGCTTAAAAACATCTCCTTTATCTTATCGCATACCGCCGCACCGCTTTTACGCAGCGTCTCTGTCAGAATTTCTTTCATTTTCAAAACATGTCCGTGTTTTTTTTTATTTAATTCCATTTGTATCATAAAACGTTTACACCTTGATAATTTCAACTTCTTATATGTAATATTCTTCTGTCTTTTGCCATCAATATCACGAATGTCAAAACTACCGGTTTTACGCCTTCCGAATATAAAGTAATAACTGTTTTCAAACATAACCCTATCAAACAATCGGAAACCAAAAACTTCAAAAGGAGATTGATTTAGTCTTTTGATTCCTCCTTTTTGAATCTTTTGTTTGTGAATTTGACGATTATGTCTTCTTACTAATTTTACTTTATAATAATATCCTAATCTTATAGCATTAAAATTCTTAGAAATAACAAAGGCATCTGAAACATGGGATTTTTCAATGTCGTGATTGATTCTATTGTATTTTGTAACATAACCGAAAGTCATAGAAACTCTATCATATTTAGACTTTAGTTCTTCATACAATCTCCATTTCATGATTCCCATTACGGCTGCGTCGCGAAGCGACTTGCCTCTTCTGATCTTTAAATCTATATTACCTTTATGATATTCTTTGTGACAGGTTTCACATAGGGTAATAAGATTGGAAGGAGAATTACCTCCGGTTTTTCGGGATTCAATGTGATGGACATTCAGTATAGAATCTTTTGATTTGCCTTTACAATACTGACATTTATGACCGTCTCTACAAAGGACATATTCCCTTGTGTTCCAAAAACCAAGTTGATCTCCTTCCTGATATTCCTTACCCGATATATTAGGATTATTAATCTTTTGAGTATCAAATTGAGCCACTTCGATAACAATACGAGATATTGGTAATATAGAACACACATTGTCAATAACACGAATATGGGCGTCTATTTTGTACCGCACCGAAGGTGCTATCCATCCTGGACGCTTGCTTTTTACCCTGTTATCAAAACGAGGTTTTCTATATCTCAATCTATTTCGTCTTGTTCTTCGTAGTTCCCTTCTGGTAGACAAAAGATCTACGATGTCATTTCTAAGAATAACTTCACTACTGCAAAGTTCCTTGCTTTTCGTCGTTGCTGATAAACCAACATGTTTAGTACCAGCATCAACGCCTAACACGATTTCTTGTTTGTAATCAGATGTAACGTACATTAATTTGATGGTAAACGGACATAGGTTTACAACGATTGCCTTGTTTGATTTAAGCAGTCTCCTTACCTTACCATGCCTCGTTGTAGGCATCATAGGTTTACCATTTATATCCTGTACGTACACCATACTTACAAACGTTTTCAATGTTTATTCAACATAAGTCAGAGTAAAACTCTGTTAGTACCCATCGCCAATGTTATTTAAGGTTTTTTGTAAGCAACACTGTTCCTGAATACCAAAACTGTTTAATCACTTACCTTAGAGCTACAGACTTGGGTAAATATCCGTAGGTAACTATATATTCTTAAATAACGTAGTGTTTATCTCAACACTTAGGCTAATAATCGGAATAGCTTTTGGCTATTATACATAATACGATACAAATTGTTTATGATTTGCATAAATTATGCATTATTCGCGAAAATCCTGTTCTAAATCTTAAAACAATAGAGGCAATGATTATCAAAAGAGTAACAGCCATAACAGACCACACTACGATATTGTGTTCAATAGGCATCTCAATATTAACCGTAACCCATTCTACACAGATATTAAAAATCATGCTATAGATCAATAACCTATGCCATATACAAAACCTGAACATTCTTGAAAAAGCCAAGAGAAATAGGTCCCATGATAGAGGATGACCTAATATCGGATACAGTCAATTAGTGATACTAAAAGGATAAAACTCATCAAAAATGCTGGCTAACATAATAACCTGCATCAACACAGGATAATACTTTACAAACGTCACACAGACATTCCTTTGCCCTTTACTGATAAAATTGTTGCTCATATTATGTTGTTGTTATGTTACTAAAATGGGGAAGGCTATCAGCACCTTCCCCTGGTTTTCAATCACTTTTTAGTGCTCGTCTTCTTTCTTTTCATCTTGCCTCCAACGCTACCGCCTTGACGCATTTTAGGTTTGTCTTTCTTATCGACTTCACCACCCTGACGAGCTTTCTTTTTACAAGCCATGATACTAAAATTTTAAAATTGAATGATATGCAATATTAATCATTTTTATTCTAATGGACAATACTTAAAACAAAATAATATAATCCAAAAAACATTCAAGGGAGAGAACTAAATCCCCTCCCTTGTTAA